ATGCTGACGCTGTATGAGCCAAAATATGAGGACTTGTGGTTTCGGCAAATGATGCTGGCGGATGAAGATACAATGTCTTACAATCACGCATGGGGCGGGACAATTCCCTTTGGGGAAGATAAATGGCGTGGCTGGTACGATTGCTGGATTGCTGACCCTGATGGCAAGCGGTATTACAGGTATCTCAAAAACGAAGATGGTCAGTTTGTTGGCGAAATTGCCTATCACTATGATGCCGAAATGCAGCAGGAAATAGCCAACGTCATGATTTATGCGAAATACAGAAAAAGAGGCTATGGCGGCGAAGCATTGGATTTGCTGTGTTCCGCGGCGAAAAGCAACGGCGTTTCCGTTCTGTATGATGATATTGCCATCGACAATCCGGCTGTCAGCCTTTTTCTGAAACACGGATTTGTGGAAGAATCCCGAACAGAAGAGATAATTCTCCTCAAAAAGGAATTGATGTTTTTATGACTGCATTTTTGCACCCGCTGCAATCCATTGATAATGCTTGATTGTAGCACAATCATCCGAAATACGAAATCCCCAGATTCGCAATTTTGACCCTCTTTCCGTCTTGCGAAGTAGTCAAAACGGGGGTCAAAAATCCCCTCCATATTGCATTCATGGAGGGGATTTTTGTCAGGCGTTTTTCTGCGAGATAATCTGCGCCCACTTCTTCGCATCCTGTACACGCTTTCGTTCCTCCGGCGTGTTGACGCTGATGGATTGCAGCGCCGTCTCCACCTGCTGGATGGTTGGCACTGTGTCCAAGTCCGCGCTGTGCGTCATGAGGACAACCGCGTCCCGGCGCTTCTTATCATCGGCGGATTCCTGCACACTCTGTTCATCGGTTTTCGGGGCTGACCGCGTGGCGAGGTACTCACGCACTGTAATCAGCGCCGCCAAATCGCGGATGTTCTGCGGATTGTTGCCCTCTTCGATTGCCTTTTCAATCTGCCCATCAATCCACGTCAGCGTAACCACGCAGCCAGCCCCTTTCCGTTATGCTTCTTTCAGTTCTTCCAGCGCCCGCCGAATCACGTCACGCTTCCCCGGCTCGATGGTACGCATCAGCTCTTCCAACTCGTCCATCAGGCGCTTGTCCGTGCCGTCGTGGCGGCTGTACCGCCCGCGCATATCGCGCCCACGGCGGCTGTATCGGTCATCGCGGTACATACCGTCATAGCTGCCCCGCGCTTCCCAGTCGCCGTTATTGCTGTACCCGTCCGCTTCCAGCATCTCAATCTTGTCGATGTTTTTGATGGTGTCTGTCAGCTTGTGAACGGCTTCGAGGTCGCCAGCAGACATATCCTGCTTTTCCGCAATCTCTTGCAGCTCTTCACAGAGTTTTTCTTTGAGTTCACGCAGATACTTCATCGCGTTTCTCCTTTCCTCACGCAACGCGTGTGACAATCAGGTTGGCATTCTGCACGTCGATATCCACGCCAGCGGTATTCTTGACGCTGATGGTTGTGCAGCACCCCGCCGGAACATCAACAAAGGTATCGACGCTGACGTTCTGGTACTGCGCCGCCGCCGCAGGGGTGACGATGGCGGTAGAAGCCGGAAGCACCTCACCCGCGATTGCAAGCGCGACAGAGATAGCTCCGGCAGTGCCGCCCGTCGGAATGGCGATATTGCCACCAAAGTTGACGCGGAAACGTGCGCGGCACTGTCCGTTGGTAATTCCCCGTAGCGTTACGATGCCAGACCCCTCACGATGGACGATGCACCGCGTGGCGCAAACGGGCGTTGCAGTAAAAAGGACGTTGTCGCCATTGGCGACGGTTTGAGCCGCCGCCGCAGTATATTCAGCCATGATTTTTCTCCTTTCAGCGGCAGGGCGCGAATCAATCAACGCCCCGCCGCTTTTTCAGTTGCCGTTATCGGCTCATCCTGCACAGGCAGGAAGCTGTCTGGAGCTTAACCAGCGCAATACTGCGCCTGATTGCAGCAGAACGGATTGGCTACCGTGTACGCCGGAACAGGGCAAGGACGAATCGTATTCACGAGGTACTGGTTTTGTGCTGCCTGAGACGCGGCAAGCTGCAAGCCGAAAATCTGCTGATTCTGCGCCGCAATCTTCTCATCCTTTGCCTCGATGCGCTGTGCCGTCAGTGCGTCAATCACCGCTCGGGCGTTAGCGTTCGCGTTGTCCAAAATGTCGCGAACGCCATTCTGGATGGTGTTGCGAGTGTCGCAAGCCTGAGTGGCAAGGTTGTAGTTCACGCCCTGGATTGCCGTCTGCGTCTTGCAGCAGCAATCCGCCGCCTGTGCCTGCATCGCGTTAAGCTGCTGCATCAGCGCGGTTTGCTGATTGGCGCGCGCGAGTTCCGCCTGCGCAAAGCCGTTTGCCATCTGCATCTGTACGCCATTGGTGAGCTGCGCCTGTGCATAGAATCCGTCGCACAAGCCGTTGTTCACGTTGTCGATTTTTCGCTCGATATTGGCGAAGTCGGAGGTGAGAACGTAACCGTCTACGGCAGAACCCTGTCCACCGTTGCGATTGCCAAAGCCGCCCCATCCGTTATTGCCCCAGCCGCAGAAAACGAAGAGGAAAAGGATGATAATCCAGTATGCGCCATTGCCACCGAAGAAGCCGTCGCCGTTCTGGTTGCTGTTTCTGCCGGAAAGCAGAGCCACGTCAGAAGCGGAGAGTTCCGAAGTCATGCTCATTGTTTTTCTCCTTTCGGAATTTTAAAGTATATGCTAAATTGTTGCGCAACAATGATAGCCAAAGTTAAGAACCGAGGAACGATTGAAACATCTGCGCCGCCTGTTGAAGCTGGTTAAGCTGGTTTTGCGAGATTTTGCCGGATGCAATCAGCTTGCGCACCTCCTGCTCCGGGTCGCCCTGAAACGTCGCCTTGAACTGCTGAAACTGCTGCATCATCTGCTGAAAATTTCCCAGCGCTCCGGGCATCTGCCCGCCTCCAAGTGCATTAAACAGTGGGTTCATCCTGCGTTACCCCCTTCTTCTTGCGCCCTTCCAGCGCTTCAAGGCGCTTCGTCAGCGTGTTAAGTTCGTCCCGCGTCACATACTCCGGCGCGTCCTGCGCGCTGCTGGATGGCTTTACGGATGCGTTGCGCTCCACGTAGTCAAACGTTCGCATGGACGGCATTCCCGCCGCGTCCGCTGACTTGATGTAAAACGTCTGCTTCTCGCTGTCCATCAGCAGCACGCTCGAACCGTTGGCGACAAGGTAGCTCTTTGCTCCGGCTTCACCCTGCACCCAAATCAGTCCGTTGCTTGATGGCTGCGCTGGCTGCTGCATCATCGGCTGCTGTGCTGCTCGAAGCTGCGCAAGCTGGTCGGGCATTGCCGTCTGCTGCGCGTTGTAATACGGCATCTGTGGATAATACTGTGGATAACCATACGCCATACATCAATCCTCCCCCTTCCAGTAGTACGCTGGTATTTCCGCGCCGCTATCCCATGCGTCGTACCAGTCACCGTCTACGGCACACACAACGTGGTCGCCGATTCCGAGGACGTACACCCCGCGCGGATGTTCGCGGCAGAAGTCCGCAACGGTGTAGCAGATTGGACAAGTATCCGGCAGGGCGTGGCGCGTGAATCCGCGCTCATGCAAGTAGCGCCCCCAGACGTGGTTGGCGTTCGGCATATCGCCGCAGTCATAGCCCAGCGCACAGAGCGCCGCATAGGTGCTTCCCCACGTCTCCCCTGCTGCTTTTGATGCTGCACGGACGGCGCAATCTCCGACGCGCAAGCCGCGCGGATTAGGGTTGTAGTGGATATACACCGCACCACCTCCTACTGATTATAGTATAGGCAATTCGGGCGGTTGGGAAATGCAGACAAAACGCGAGAAAGTTGCAAAAAAACTTGCGAAAAATCTTGAAAAAGTGTTGACAAGTTGCACAACTCGTGCTATAATACATAGTGTCAAGGGGCGGTACAAAACAGAGCCCCGGACGGAAAGAGGTAATGACCATGGCAAAAGCAATTGCCACCTACAAATGCCCTGATTGCGGCGCTACCGTTGAACGCCGCATTGACGGCTTCAATCGCCGGGACGCGGACAGCAAAAAGGAATGGGCGGAAGCTCATCCCCTTCTTTGCGCCGACTGCTACCGCAAGCAGCAGCGCAAGCAGCAGCGCGAAGCGGCGGCGGCATTGAGCCTTCCGACAATTCATGGCGTGAGCGACAAGCAAGTCGAGTACGCCACAGACCTCCGTGCGAAATTTGTTGCGCAGAACGAAAAGACAGTCGCGGATGCTATCGCTACCCGCGACGACCCCGATAAGCAAGCTGCGATTGCGGCGGCGGCGGAAAAAGCAGGTGTGACCATAGAGGAATTTATTCGCCAAAACCTTGACAAGTTTCCGTACAAGTGGCTATATGCTGCCTATGTCGTCTCAACCGCCACCGAGGCGAGGGACATCATCGATACGCTTACAGCCCGCTAAGACGAGTTCGACGCATGGTCTGCAAAGCGCGATTGGAGGACGCGGAAGTAACCGCAACGCGTCGAAATCATTTTAGGCAATGAAAGGAACAACACAATGAAGAACGCAGGGCGCGTCAGCGTTGACCTTGCGCCAATCGTAGCGCGCGCAATGGCATTCCTCAACCCCGACGCGGTGGAGCGGTTTTATGCGCTGTCACCAGCGAAATACTATGCGGACACCATGCGCGGCTGGAAAGTCGTCTGTCGCAATTACTGCCGGACGCGCGGAACAGCAGATTGTTTCCGCTCACGCGCTGGGCATTCTCCGCGCCGCCGAGGAAGCCACCATTCGCGGACTTCTCCGCGCGGTTGACCGCAAAACCTACGATAAAACGCATGATGCCATTAAGTCATCCCCGCAGGGCGCGGAAATTTCGCTTGATTCCTGCCTGATTTTCGACCAAAATCTTGATACTGCGCTTTATCGCACGATGCTTGCATTCTTCCAGATTCTTGTTTCCGGAAGAAAAGTCGCCAGCAATGACAGCTTCGCCGACCTCTCGGACTGGCTTTTGTTGCAGTCTAACATCAAAAGCATCCGAAAAGAGCAGACGACCGCGGACGATAAAAAAGTCCTGCAAAAACATTTGGGAAAGCTGCCTGTCGCTGGCTTCGGCGACCTGTACGACCGTTTTGCCGTGGAAGCGATTGACGAGTTCGCGCTCATGTACGATGGCGCTGGCATTGATGTCTCGGATTACACTGCCGACATCCGCATCAATGCGGACGATGCAGCTATCATTCTTTCCGACACGCCAGAAAAAACGGCGCTCAATGCCGCGTCGCTGATGGTTGCACGCGCCATCCAGAAGGACAAGGAATCCTGCATCGACAAAATCCTTCGTGGCGACGCTGCTGCTTTGGAAGCGGCGCGAATCGCGCAGGAAAAAGCCGAGCAGCGCGCCGCCGTCGCAGAAAAGCGCATTGCCGAGCTGGAAGCTGCCATCCGTCAGCAGGAGAAAGACGCGCAGAAATCATTCGCCGCCATCCAGGAGCACGAAGCGGATGCGCAGGAGCTGTCCGCCCTGCGTGATGCGCTCTGGCGCAGTGCGCATGAGGACGCGCAGGAATCCACCGACGAAGCACAAAGCCCGCGAATCATTACTGACGGCGTGGTCGTCGTCGGCGGTCATCCAGCATGGGTGCGCCGCCTGACCGAGCGCTTCCCATCCATCCGCGCCTATCCGCACGGAACGACCTGCCCGGAAAGCGTCATCCGCAGCGCGTCGGAATTATGGATTCAGGCGGCGTATATGTCGCATACCGAGTTTTACGCCGTCATCGACGTTGCGCGCGGTTGCGGCATCTCCGTCCATTATTTCAGCGGGACGGGGACGACAACAGCAATTGATAATCTGCTTAAATGATAGGAGGATAAAAAATGTTAAAAAAAAATGGAAATCGGATTGTTAAGAACGTCATTGTGACGCACGAGCAGAATGAGCAAATTAAGGCGATTGGGCAGCGAATTGGGCTAAGTGATTCGGCGGTTGTCCGCCTTGCCCTATCGCAGTGGCTTGCGGAAAGAACGCAAAAAACTTGCGAAAAATCTTGAAATAGTATTGACAAGTTGTGCAACTTGTGCTATAATAATAGTGTCGGGAGGGGGTACCAAATAAAGCCCCCCGACAGAAAGAGGTAATGACTATGAAGAATGTTGAGATGACCATCTACGCAAACTACGGGCTGCTTGCTCACGAAAAGCAAACCGTCTACACCCTCGCCCAAGCTACCAACATCTGCGATACCGTCCGTGTCATCATCCCTAACGTTTCCGGTGCAAACGTCGTGGACGAACCCATCCTCAACCTTGATGGTCAAGATTATCTGCTGTCTGAGGTGCTGACCTCCGTCAACGACAAGCCAGCTTTGCGCTGGGTTGCAAACGGCAGTCACCACACGCGGATGCTGACCATCATCGGCGACTAACGGCAACGAGACGATACCGGGCGGGGCGGTATAACCCCGGAAGGAATGGTGAAAAACCGGTATTACGCAGTGTGTTGCAACCGAGAACAAGATAGAATTATGCTCGCTTGGCATATGGACGAATGGAAAGCATCGAAACAATTAAATGAGCAAAAGGAGCAAAAAAGAATGAAAATTAGCATCAAGAAAGACAAGACCTATCTGGTTGACAAGGATTATTATTTCCCTGGTGATGAGTATGTTATCGACCTTGACCGCCAAAGGGACGACGACCCGCCCGATTCTCTTATCTGTAGGATTGCACCGTGGGAGACGGCGGGCATTCCGCTGACGCTCGAAATTGCTATTTGCAAATCCGGCGAAATTGTGTTCCGCTCGTGGAGCTGGGACGGCAACGGAAACAACTATTTGCACACGGCGGAAACACCAGAAACCTACACCGCAACCGAAGCGCAAAAGGAGACAGTCGCAGGGCTGTTTTCCGGGCGCATCCGCTTTGATGGTCTGCGTTTGACGCCGGGCGCGACACTCCAAAAGGTCTGCCCCATCGACCTCGACGCAGAAGAAAAAAGAGCGAGCAAAAAGATATTCCTTGCGTAAAGGAGGAGGCATTATGCAGCAACTTACGCAGAAAGATATTGCTTGCGTCATCGGTCTGTATCACAAGACGCACTCGCGGAAGCAAGTTGCCCGTGAGCTTGGCTTGTCAGAGTACCGTGTGCGGCGCATTCTCATCGACAACGGCATTTTGAGCGACTACGATACCGCCATAGCTGCCGCTATCGACGCAGGAGATAGCCCGGAAGATGCAGCACGGAAATTTGGCGTATCGCCGAACGCCATCCGAGCCCACCTGCCATATAGCAAAGGCGGATATTGCCTTGCCCCGGACAGCGAAAACGCTAAACGAATCCGCAAATGCAGAGAAAAGAAAAAAGGCATCCGCCGAAGCTGATGCCTATCCCTTGAAACCATGAAGGCGTACTTGAAGCAGCTCATCCGCGATGACATTGCGCGCCACGCGCAGGAGGACACCATGCCGGAAAAGCAAAAAGAACAGCTTATTTCTCAAGCGACTGTCTTGTCCATGGGCTTCACAAAGTCTATGATAGATAAGCTGCTGCCGTCGCCCGTCCTAAAACGGAATCCACATTATGCGTCCTCCGCGCCCATGAAGTTGTGGCGCGAGGATGATGTGCGTTCCGTCATGGAGACGCAGGAGTTCCATGCGATGGCGGCAAAAGCAGCCGCGCGGAAAGCGGCATCCGCAAAAGCCGTCGAAACGAAACGCAAGAATGCCGAAGCCATTGCCGATGACCTCATTGCTTCCATCCACGTTACGCGCTGGGATATTCCCGTGCTGGAAGAGGCGACGCTGAACGCAAAGCAAGAATGGTTTCTCGAACACGGCAATGTGGATATGGCAACCCCAAACACCGAGACGCTGGAACGCTGGATGGTTAATTTCGTCCGTCATAACCTTTGCGAGTATGACGACAAATTGATTGACCTTTTCGGGCTTGTCGGCAAGGAAGAGCTGTACCATCGCCTAAAAACCGAAACCCTTGCGAAAATCGCGGAGGTGTATCCGGAACTTGACGTTGAGTGCAAGCGTCAGGCGCAAGAATAGTGTACAACAAAAAAAAGACCGGGACATTACGTCCCGGCTTTCTTTATATTCCTTTTGGGTAAAATCTCGGAGTATTTCTGCGCTTCGTCGTACTTGGTTTTAAGCGTATGTATAATATAGTCAATCTTGCGAATGCTCATATTGTACTGCATTGATTGCTTTGTTCGTGTCCAGCCTTTTGCCCGCGACCTGATAATCAGTTCTTCTTCGTCTGACAAACAGGCTTCATCCACAAAAGCATCAACAACCGCTTTTGTCCATACGACTTCGCGGCTCATGCGTTACTCCTTCTGTTTATCCTTGCCATCTGCGACTGCCGCCGCGTCCGTCATGCCCTCACCGATGATGTAGGCGATGACCGTAGCACCCGCCATGATGATGCTGCCGACCTGTGTTGCGGTTTCATCCGCCACGCCGAACGCCATAATCAACATGGTCACAAAGGACACAACCGCCGCCCAGAACTTGCGGCTCGTCAGTTTGCGCTTCAAATTTTCGCTCATTTTGCATTTCCTCCCTTTAGGGCATTGCCCCTCAACCAATTATCAATTCCCCTGCTTGCCGTCGTCATTTCGTCGGCGTTGCCGTTGTGTAACTCATGCTCCAAAAGTGCCTGTACTCCGGCGCACGTTACCATCAGTCCGTCACGCAAGCCGCCGATGAGCTCTTCGTGCCCATCAAGTCGGCGCTTGTCCGTATCCAGCTTGCGATTGATGTCAGCGACGCTGGATACCAGCGCGTTTGTTGGCTGCTCCTGTCTCTTGCGTTCATCACGCGCATTTTTTCGCGCGGTATAAAATGTATTGTATGCTCCCAGCAGAACGAGAATCACGCCCAGCGCCAGAATCAGCTTATCGGTGGTGAGGTTTTCCATGTCAGCCGACACCACCTTCCAGCGACGTTACGCGGGCTTCCAGCTTTTCGATGCGTTCCGCAAGCTCAGAGAACGTGGGTGTTTCCGTTTTGGAAATACCCACATCGACAAACTCCTCCATCATGTAGCCCTGATTCGTCTCCGTCTCGACGTGAAGCCAGCCGCCACTATTCCCGATGACGTTGACAGAAGTGCCGATTTTAACTTTTTCCAGCACCTTTGCGGATTTGCTCGGCTCTGCGCGAAGATTGACCGTGCTGCCGCTCTGCGCTGTCACGTGTCCGACGCAAATAACATCGTTGCTATCATCCACCATTGGTGTATCCTCCTTGTATTCGACTTTTTTGAGGTATCCTGCACACGTCCACGACTTGACGGGTGAAGCGACGAAGCCCGTTGCGCTGCTCTGCGCATTGAGAACCTTGCCGTCCTCACCCATCAGCCCGATGTGGTAAAAATCCCTCAAATCGCCGTTGTAGTATTTTCCGCCCTGCTTGTAGCCAGACGGCAAGGCATACCGCGAATCACCCGGATTCCGGCACTTAAAAACAGCCATTCCGGGCTTTGCGGCAGAAATCTGGACAAGCTCAACAATTTCCGTCCGCGCAATGCGGTTGCTGCCGTGGTAGATGCGCTGTCCGTGCTGACGGTATGACCACACAAACGCGCCGGAGCAGTCAACGTTCCCTGCCTCCGCTGCACCAGCCGTATACTTCCAGTGCTCGTCAAGCATCCGCTGGAAGTCGCCCAGAATAGCGGACGCTGCGATTTTGGGCATGATGACACCTCCTAAAACTTGGTACTAACTTGGTACTAACTTGCAACTTGCGTGCAACTTGCGTGCAACTTGCGTGCAACTTAAAAAATGCCGATTTTTCGGCATTTGTGCAGTGCTAAAAGTCGAGATTGCAACTTGCTTACAACTTAATTGCAACTTAATTGCAACTTAGATTGCGTTTTCTCCCTCATTTTCCGCTGCGTCCAGCGAATCATAGTACGCCTGTGCCAACGTCTCAATTTCGGCGATGTCGTTCTCGCCAAACAGACCGTTATCGAGGTGGGCATAAGCCTTATCGAGCCAGAATGCCACGTCGCGCCCAGCGGAAATCTCGCGCTTAATCGCGCGCAGCGTCAAATCATGCCGTGCCTTACTATTGATTGCCATAAAGATACCCCCTTAATTTTGCGTCATGGATGCAATCGCATCCTCAAGATTTTTGATTACAATGTTTACGTCACGCTGATACTTCATTTCTGCGCCAGCGCCATCAGTAACGCTGATGCTGGTCGTCGGGGCGTAGGTGGTCAGCGCCTTGTACGCGGCAATTTCAGCAGCGGAAAGGGCGGTTTCGACGGGAGTTGCAAGCGATGTCCAAACATACACATCTTTCGCGTCGAGGAATGCTTTGAATTCATCAAGTGTTGATGTGCCTTTTTGCGCATAGGCAAAGCCGATGAGGTTGTTTTGGTTTGCGATAGCGCCGCCGACAACTTCCGAACCTACGGTGGTGGAAAAGTGCGTACAAAGAACATTTGTCGCAGAAGTGCCAGCGAACCACGCAAAGTATCTATCAACCTTTTGTCCAGACGTCTGCCAGTTGAGCGACGACGTAACCTTGATTTTGGTGATGCGCTGCACGCGCACCCCGCGCGCCAAATCCACCTCATCGCACACCCACTGCTGCCCGCTTTCATCCGTGTAGTTCCCGCCGGATGTGACCGGGATGCCCGGCAGCGCATTCGGCGTTTGCAGCGTCAGCGTCTGCGAATTATTCGCGCCGTCCGACACCGTGACCACCACCGTTCCGCCGTCACCCGCGCTGACAATCGGCACGGGCGCAGTCGGGAGCGGCGTGCCGTCCTGCGTGCTTTTGCCGCAGACACGCAGCCCGACAAAAGGCGCGGCGAAAGAATCCGTCGCAGTAATCGACGAGCCGGACACACTGCCAGATAAAACATTCGCGCGCGCGGAAAGCGTGTTGGCGGTATTCGTAACCGCGCGGATAGCGTCGCCAGCAGCTTTCGCGTCAGCCGCGCGGTTCTCCAGCGCCAGCGTTTTGTCCGTTACCAGCGGCGTTGGAATCCCGCCATTCGCGCCAACGCCATAAAGCGCCTGAATCACACCAATCGTGCTTGCGTCAACCATTCGTGCCACCTCCCAGCTTCACCCACGCGCCATGCGCGTCCTTCTGCCACATCGCGCCAAACCCGGCGGTGTACGCCAGACTGCCGATGCTCCCAGACTTACCCGGCTCTGTGCCATTGGAGATGTCGGCGGCGCTATCCAACATCCACTCAACATAGTCCGTGTGGATAGTCTCGCCGTTATTCCTGCGGATTAGATTCCACGCCATTTTGTGCCGCCTCCTTAATTGTGATGATGATACTATCCGATTCCAGCCCGACGTTGCTGCTCGCGTCAACCGCCTGGAATGCAACAATCCGCGTTCCGCTCCCGGTAAATTGAAACTGCTTTGTGAACGTTATCGTTTCCTGCTGAACGTCATGGATTCGTTCGTTTACTGTGCCGTCCACAAGGAACCGGATTGATGCCGCGTTCTTCTGCGTCACCGTGAACGTCACGCTTTCGCCGACGGTGATTGTTGTTTTGTCCGCTTCAACACTGATGATTTGCGGGCGCTGTGCCTCAAGCGCTGATACGTCCTCCTTCCATGCTGCGTATAGCTTGTTATAATTTTGCGCGGCGGTGTTTGAGCGATACGCCGCCATTTGCAGCAGTTCCAGCAGTAACAATTTTTCCTCATCCGTGATGTACTTCCCCAGAAACTGCTGCGCTGCGGATGTTGCGCTTTCTGCCGCTGCATTCGCGCTTGCCGCTGCGTTTTTGCAGTCTTCCACCTTTGCAAGAACCGTCGTAATGTCGGGGATGACGTTATCCGGGTCGTACACCGTCCCTGTTGCCCCCGCCGCGACGCGCCCCTCAAGCCACAAGATAGCCGTCGTGTCCTCGCCGACCGTCGCCGTGACCATCAGGCGGAAACGCCCAACAACAGCATAGCAAGCAGCGGAAAGCGTCACGGATGCCACGCCGTCGCTGACTGCGCCTTGAAGAAGAATCGTCGGGTTCTCGTCTGTGCTTGCGACGCTATCCAGCCTGATAAAGCTGCCGACAATCGTTGCGCCCGAATCCATGCTATACGGTGCGCCGTCCTTCTCAAACGCGATTTTCAGCGTGTGGGCGTTTGCTTCGCCTTGCACGAGCGCCGCTTTGAGCGGTGTCATCCGCAACCCAGCAGACAAGTTGCAAGTATAATTTAACTCATTCATGCGTCCTCCTTATTGTTCCGGCGGAAATAAGTCCACTCTTGCCGCCCAGCGCCTCGATGATGCCGCTGACGCTCTTGCCCTCCGTTGACATGGTGACTTGTACCTTTTGCGGCTCAAGCAGCACGTTGTCCGCGTTAAGTGTCAGGATGCGCTCATCATAGCAGCGCCCGAATTTGGGCATTGCAACCCGGCAGATGCTCCCCAGCCGGAAATGGTCGTAGGGTAATCCCGTGATGGCGGAAAGCTCCACAAGGGAAACGTCGATGGAAATTGGCGGGGTTTTCTTTTTCGCCAGTTCCTTCTTCGCGTTCTCCAGCAGCGTCTCCTTGTCCGTGATGCTGTTATCGGAGTACTTGCCGCACACGATGCCCCACTCTTCGATGGTGTCCGCGTCGATGTAGTCCTTGCCATCGTTTACCGTGCCGACGGTGATGCCGTTTTTGCCGTATGCATACATACGGGTTACGAGGTCGTCGCGGTCTGTACTGACCGTTGCGCTGGTTAGCGCGCCGTTAAAACGCGCTTCGCAGGAGACGGTATTTGGCATATTAACGAGATTGAGCGTCCACGGATGAGTGGAGAAGTCGTACTGCCACATCATTTCTGCGGGAGACAAGTTCTTAACGTTGTTGATTGCTGTCCAAATGTTCGTTCCTGCGTCAAAATCGTATGTGAGGTGTTGCGATAACTCGCACGTTCCCATCTGCCAGCGTGTTTCCGGCTGGTATGTCAGAAGCTGTGCCAGAACATCAACCGCGTCAACGGATGCACTGCCTATTTTGAGCTGCTCCGGCAGAAGCCCGTCCATCAGCGTAGAAATAGCGTGGTCAAGGTTGACTTCCTGTGTTGCGTAATTTCTGTAAGTCTGCGTGTCCGAGCGCAAACGGAAGATGCCGACGCTGCCGCCGATGTGATACAACTCCACAAACTGCGTTGCGTCCATCCATGTGCCATCCACGAGCGTCATGCTTGCGGTGGAAATATCGTCGATTGTCAGCGACAAAGACAACGAAGAAGGGCGCAGGCGCTTGATTTCCCGCAGATTTTTGTCCAGCAGACGCGGCAAGCGGACGTTGTTGGTGTACGCCTTGCTTGCGTCCGGGTCGGGGATGATGCCGGAAACGTAGTCGATTGTGAGGTAGATATCGCTAACGTCTACGTTAAAAGTCCGCTCCTTTGTATCCATGTAAACTCTATCCCAAAGCTGGAAAGATAGCGTTACAGTAAGCGACGCAGTGCTTGCGCCATCAGGAAGCGTCACCGTTGCAAATCCGGCTTCGTCAACGTGGATGTCGTTCACGTCCTGTTTCCGCTGATTTCCCCAAGAGTCGCGCTTGAAGTCTGCGTGCACTCGTGCGGATGTAATCACTGCATCAGCCGGGAGCACAACCGGGAACGTGACCTTCGCTCTCCCTATTGTTGGATATCCTTCCTCCATTTTCCAACCGTTTGGGTCGTCTTTATCGTAATTGATAACAAGGAAACACTTTGTTTTTGACGTTAGTGTTACTTCCTGCGGTGTGCCGTATGCTTTGTAGTTAATATTTCCGCCCCCTCGCTGTGACCGTCAGCGACAAAAACCCGTCGCCGCTGAACGACACTTTATTAATTCCGGGCTTTAGCGTGATTTCGTCGGCGGACTGCCCGTTTCGGTTTCCCATTGCGGATTGCCCTGCCGCCGTGATTTGCTGGATGCCGTTATCGTCGTGTCCTATGCGGATTTCCTCGCCTGTTTTCACGTTGATGTTCGTCAGCGCGATTTTTTCGTTGCCGCAACTGATTGCAATGCTTGTAAGCGTGTCGATTGCCACAAAAACGGCTTCCAGTGGGCAGGGCATTTCCCCGCGGTTGTAAACCGTCAGGATGCCACTTTTGCTTGCTTCAACTGTTTCCATTTTGGAAACAGTTGCTTCTTCCCACCACGGGCGCTGGTATGCCGTCAGCTTGATTTCCAGCGTATCCGTCCATTTGAGCGCGGAAACACTCGCCGCCTCGATGCTGTCGATGTATAATCGCTGTTCCGGGCGGTATGACGTGTGCAGGTACTGCCCACCGCTGCCCCAGCGCATGATTTTACCGAGGACAAGCTGCCTGTGGATGGTGTTTGCTTCGTGGATTTCCACGGCGATTGTTACCGTGATGGACTGCCGAAGCTGCCCGGTGAGGTACATCCCCCCACCAGGGCGTGCTTCGGTCGTCACGGCTTCCTTCGGCGCGTTCTCCGAAATGTCGATGATGATAATGGACGGGTCGAGGTCTTCCAGCGCTTCCTCACCCATCCACGCGCGGTATCGTGTTACCATTTATCGCGCCACCTCCATCAGATTTCCACGGATGCCCCTGCCGATTATCTTGTTAACAATGGGAGCAACCTCCGTTGCGACGGTTTTGCCGTCCACGCTGAATGTGTTATTGATGGTTGTTGGCGGAAGCCCAGAAACCGCGTTCGCAATTTCGTCCGGGTTTGTTACTTGCACAAAAAGAACGCCGTCGCTATTGCTAAAAATGTTGGGTGCGCTATTGTTTCTTAGGCTTTCCTTGTAGTTCTCCATCATTTCTCCAAGCGCATTGAAAATAGACTGCGTTACAAAATCTTCCTGTATCGTTCTACTTTCGATTTCTTTTGCTGCGTCAATGGCGCTTTCGATGGCGGAGAAGACATTGCCGCCCGTTGTTTTTTCTTGCTGTTCGCTCGAAGGTGCGCCGATGTATGTATTCGGCACAAATTTAGGGTGCGCTGCGTTGGCAATAATCGTGTCCATCATATACAGTGGCGGCATATCTTTTGTTGCTCGATTGTTCCACTGCTCCGCTTCTTCGGCTTCCCGTTGACGCTGGTTTTCCTCCATGCGCTGTTCCAAAATGTCAACGATGTCGTTCATTTCCTGTGTCTTCATCTCAACGAGCCGATTCCACCGCTGCGCGCGGGCTTTGATGTCGTCGGGCATTAGCCCATCTTCAATCATGTCCGCATAGCCGCTTCGCGCTCGTGCCTTTATCGCATGTAGCGCTTTTGCTTCGTCTTTATTAAAGGCGTTTTTATCTTTTGCAACGTCGGCGAACAGGTCAGCATAGCCAGCACGCGCCCCACCATAGTCATGAACCCACGGTTTATCTTTTATTTTATAATCAATCTGCTTGAACCCCAACTGTTCGAGAAGCGCGTTTATGCCGGGAATTTCTGCTTCCAGCGTCTTGCGCATTTTGTCAATGCCAGCTAATAACGAGTTGTTATTTTCCGCCATGTATGCCGCGATTTCGTCCTTTTGCTCAAACGCTTCGAGCGACTTTTGCACGGTTTCCAGCATCGCCTGATACGTCTCATCGTCCGCCAGCGTATACCGCGTTTTGGTTTCCGCCATCGCGTTTTCTTCGTTGCGGGCGCGCTGATAGTCTGCATTCAGTTGCTTGATTTCTTCCGGCGTTAGATTCAGCAGACGCGAAAGGTACGCAGCGTTATCACGAGAGTATGTAGTAAGCCCTGACAAGATGCCAACGTAAACGCCAGACTCTTCGGCTTGCTGCAAAGCATCATTGTAGGCGTGTAGCGCATCCGCATTCGTGCCGTACCAACTAAGCACATTTTCCTTGCTGTAATCGGTATCGAGGAGCTTCTTCATTTCCTCCTGCGTGTGCGTTACCATGTAGCCCATGCCAGACGCAACGCCCTTGTAGGCTTCCTGCGCCTTTTTCAGCGTGTCCGCGCGGTAGGTGTCCACGTCTTTCAGCGCGGTCTTAAGGTCTTCTAGGGCTTTCTTCTCTGCGTCAACGGCGTCTTTGAAGTCAGAATTTAGTTTTGCCTTGCGCCCTTCTGGGCTATTTACATATTCCTCCCGGCTTTTCTTTACATCGTCCAGTGCGACTGCTGCTGCTTCGGCTTGCGGAACAAGCTCTGCAAGTTCTTCCTTTTCGCTTTCAAGCTCCGCTTTTTCCTGTGCAAGCGGGTCTTTCGCGGCGTTCTGTGCGTTTCTAAAAAGGTCGAAATAGTAAATTTGCTCAGCGTTCAGCCCTGTGACAAGTCCTCCCAGATTGGCGTGCGGATTTGCGGTGGTGCCGGTTGCATAGGCATAACTTCGCACATCGCTTGCTGGCATATTACGAGCCGTTTGGTAGTCAGGCTCGTAGCCATATCGTTGTGCGTATGTGCGCCATGCGTCTTCTACGCGCTTGTCGTATAGTTTTTGTAGTTCGTCGCTGCTTTGAATGAGCAATTCCCTTTTGGCAATATCCGCTTCTTTCTCCGCGATTTGCGTCTGCAAATCATCATATCTTTTCTGCGCATCGGATTCCGCTTGTTCGTAGCTGTTGTATTTCGTTACTCCATGCAATGTGTCAACGTAATTCTGTATGGCTTCATCGTTGCCGATGATTGCATCCGTTGTAAGGTCGACGTACTGTGACAACCCCGGCATAACGTCTTTCAAGGCTTCCAGCGCGGCGCGCCATTCCTCCGTGGATTTTACCGCGTCGCCGCTCTCATCCTCTATACTCCGCATGGAATCAACGATTGTGAGCGAACGCTGGTATGCCACTTCTGCATCAAACAGCGATTCGTCGCGTTCGGAATAGATTTTCTCGATTGCCGTTTGCTGGTATGACTTGTCAGACAGCACGTTGTTGAGCAGCGAAATCGCGGGCGTTACAACGCCCAGCAGACCCTTGCCAAACTCCGTCTTGATGCGGTCGAGGTTCGTTTGCAGCTTGCGCATTTCGTTGGAGAAGCTGTCCCCGGTTCGCGCAAAGTCGCCCTGCGCGTCCTTCGTGGCTTCCAGCAGATACTGATAGCGCAGCGTTGCTTGTTCCGCCTGCGTCATCTTGTCAAACGCCTTGTTCATGCCCTTTTCGAGGGCAAAGGCGTTTAGGTTCGCAACGGACATATTGATGCCCAAAGATTTTACATTTATACCCTCGGTTTCCCGATATTTTGTAGGGGATTAGACTATCTCTTCGCCCTTTCTGGGGGCGGCTGGCACTTCGCGTCGTGCTAATCCCGACGCTACAATTAGTCGTTACACCTTCCGTCCGTGACGGCTTGGCACGGTATTGTCGTGCTTGCAATTGGCAAGTTTAGAGTTTTACCGTTAGCGCATTTTCATGCACACCGCTTTTGCTTGCGTTCACCAGCAGTTTCAAAACGGATTCCTCCGTTAAGCCGCTAAAATCAACGGTTCAGTTTCCCCGGAGATACCGGAGCGGATTTTCTCAAATGCCGTGTCGTGGTCGAGGTTGTAGAACGACGCCATATCCGCCGCCAGCCCCGCCATATCCATAGACATTTGGAGAACTTGGTCATCCGCAATGCCCATAGATTTCAACATCGCGCCAAGCGTGGACGAATACTGTTTCGCCTTGGTTTCCGTGATGCCGTAGGCGTTCAGAGCCTCCTGCGCCCACTTGTTAATGGTGGACGCGGAATCTTCAAACGTCACATCAACAACGTTCTGCGTCTCCACAAGGTCGGACGCAAGTCCGATTGATTCGTCAATCGAACCCGTGATGCCGTCGATAATGCTGTTTATGCCGTTCACTGCCATGTTAGCAAGGAACTGCCCGCTTGCAATATCGCCAATCACATCAAGGCGGCTCAAAAATCCGCTAAGGACACCGCCGCCCGAATCGCCAGAACCGCCGCCGTCTGCGGCTTCCTGCAAGGACTGGATTTGCTGCTGCAAACGCTGGATTTCTTCCGTCGCTTGCGTGGACTGCTGCTGTGCTTGCTGCAATTCCGCGCGAAAACGTCCAGCGTCAAACGTCGGGTGCACAGCAAAGCTGTTAAGTTCCTGCTGAAACTGCTGCATTTCCTGCCGGATTTTATTCAGTTCCTGCGTGTATCCGCTTGTATCAATCTTAAAACTTGCGTACAACTCAAATGCTTCCGCCATCTTCTGCACCTCCCCTCGCCATTAGTCCGTTTATAATATCGTCGCAGATTTCCTCTGCTGTTTTTTGCTTTGTTTCGTGCTTCTCTTCGCCGAAAACGTCGCTATATGACGGGATTTCCAGATTCGCGCCGCCGAACGACGAAATAGCAAGCACCGTCATCCACGCCATATTAGCCATGTAGCAGCGTTTGGCTTCCTCCTGCGTTTCGTGTGCCAGAAGCACCCCCAGCGCGTGAACGTTTTGCGGGCGGTACTTGTACAGCACAGGGATTACATGATGCACCCCAGACGAAGCGCAAAGGTAAAAAAAGCAAACAGCGAATCGAGCGTGTCCTTGTCCATCATGGCGGCGGTTTCCGTGAAGTCCATTTCTGCGACTTCCTCCGCCGTCTTGCCGTGCATCGCGCCGAGGATGCCCATCGTTTCCTTGGGATGCTTTGCGTACAGAATCGGCAGCATCTTCATCAGGATGTCGCGCCCGACAACGTCGCCCTTGCTCTTTTCTTCCACGAAAGCTTTCATTTCCTTGCTGTTTACCAGCTTGTCGATGTACGGAATGGCGTTCGCCATCTGCTCAAATGCGGTTGCGGTATTCATGCGTTTTCCTCCTCAGATTCACTAAAATGCGGCAGGGCGCGAACCCTGCCGCGTGTTGTTAGGCGGCGGGGTCGAAGAAAATTACCTCGCAAGGTGCATATCCGTCGGTTTCCAGACCGTCCTGATGCGCGGTAAACTCCACCGGAATAGTGCCCTCGCCCTTGTCCGTCCACGTCAGCGTTGCGCCCGCCGTGTTCAGCGCGTTTTTGATGGCAATCAGCACATAGCCCTTCGAGGTGTCGCCCACCCAGACAAGGCTATCAATATAATCCGCATCCTTAATGTCAGTGCGAATCTTGATGGTGTGCTTCTTCTCCGTGTCCGTTACGTCGGCAGTGCCAAAAGACCGCTTAAGGTTGGTGGCGTTGATTTCCAGCAGGGTAGTCGTCAGCTTGATAGTCCAGCCATCATTGACGCTGCTGCCTTTCCATTCCTCGCGCTTGCCGTCCGCCTCGATGCTTCGCGTGTTGGGCGTGCAGACGAACGTGCCGCCGCCGCGCGTTGCGCCAATCAGCGCAGAGCCGCTTGTCTTTTCGCGCTCCGTTTTCAGCAGCGCGCCCAGCGTCGCCGCGTCCGTGGCGGTGGAATAGTCAAAATTTGCAAGAAACATCCCGGCATTGAGCTGCAGATTCTCAAAGGTGCTTGCCCGAAGACCAGTCGTCATTTTTTTACCTCCTGTTAGGTGTAGTAAGTAACGATTTCGTAGTAAATCCGTCCATAGCAGACGCTCTTGAGCGTCGTGTCCACTTCGAGGCGGAAAAAGTTGCTATTGTTGCGGTACAGCGTGATAAAACCATCGTCGCAATAGATTGCTGTCCCCTCCGGCGGAATAGCGCGGCGAACCTCGTCGAGGATTGCGGCGCGCTGCAAGTTTACGTTGCTGCCGTTTTCTGCCTGGCAGCACAGCGTGCAAATCATTGTAGATTTTCCGAATGTGTCTCCCTCTTGCACCTGAAACGCAAAATAGGGAAAAGACGCTTCCTCCGGCACTGCATCCTCGACGTATGCAGGGATGGGCTTGCCCTCGTAGGTGAAGCTGCTCCAAAACTTGTATAGTTTCCGCTGCAAGTCAATCACGCCGTCACCACCTCCGCGTCAGCCTCGCGGAAGTGCATATCGCTCTGCTCCGGCGTTGTCATATCCCGCGCGTCGGACGTGATGCGGAAGACTTTGCCGTCGGAAATCCGCTTCACGCGGTCGTTCGGAAGCAGTTCCAACATATCGGAAAAAACGATGGTGAAGAGTTCGCGGATGCCGTTCTGGTATGCAATCCGGGCTTCCGTGCTGCTGTTGCGGATGAATCCGGCACGGAACGGCGCGCCATCTGCCCATGTGACAACGATGCCGCCCATGCCGTCGGATTCCGTGCGCTTGTCGACGATGCAAGCGTCATCGAGAAAATCAGTCCACGCCATCAGCCCACCTCCGTATACATGTGCCTATACGGTCGCAGTTTCTCCGCGAATGCCGCTTGCCACGTTACAACGCCATTGCTGCCAGTCGCCCGCGAATAGCTGTAATGCCCGAACGATTCCGAGGTGTATGCCCCCGTTGGGTTTTTCGTTTCGTACTCCGCGCACTCTTTTGCAATTTCGACAAACGGGCGCGGCGGGTAAAGAAACCACAACGTGCCGTCGAAAGTTTCATCCCCGTCCGCGTCCTCCATTGCGCCAGAAACAAGGCTGTGAACGCCGTCGTTCCGCGCGCTGCCGCTGATGTACACATACGGCGAACCTACATCAGGGACGATTTTCCCGCCCGCGATGCGAATCTCACCCGCGTACTTGCAGCGCTCAAAAAAGTTGTTACACTCGCGCATTGCCATTTCCAGCGTCACAGCCATGTTCCCACCTCCATTAGGTCGCCGCCGTCACCGTCGCGCTGCCGGAGCGAATCACGCGGTAGTCGCTGGTGCATTCCGCAACCGTCACCTTCTGCCCGGTTGCAATCGCAAGGTCAGACGTGCCGTCCCAGTTGCTCCAAGTGCGCACATTCTGCCCATAGGTTGCAGTCGGCGCGGTCGTGCCAGCCTTCACCTTGTACAGGTTGGAGCTGGATTCCTTCGCGGGGCTGACAGTCAGCTTCGTGTTGCCCTTGCCAGTGCCGGCAGCGTAAGAAACCGTCAACTGACCCGTTGCCGCGTCCGTGATGGTCGCAATCCAGATGCTCTGCGGATTAAAGATAACCGGCATGAACAAGCCGGATGCCCGCGTCCACAGAACAACGGGGTCGTTCTCCACCCACTGCGACACCATCACATAGCGGTGCTGCCCGGACTGGTTGACATTAAGCCCGGTATTGGCTGTGTTTACCGTCTCTTCCGGGGTCTGCCCCCACAAGCCCGCGCCGATGCGCGTCATGGCGTTGCCCGTGCCGATGAACGTCATCTTGTCCTGCGGGAAATAGCGCTTCGTGGTGCGAATCGGTCGCCCATCCGCGCCGATGCCGCCATCAATGGCGTACTGCAAATCGTTGGTAATAACTCGGTTGATGCCGTACTCCGTGGAAAGGAACGTATTCATCGCGGCATTGCTCACATACGCGCCCTCGCTCAACGTGCCGTTGATGCGCTTCTGGACTGCGCTGTTCGCGCGAATCTTGTTAATAACCTTGCGGCTCGTTACGATGGTGTCCAGCGTTGTGCCAGCGTCCAGCGCGGTGTCCACCACAAACTGAATCTGTGCCGGAATGTCCGCGTCCTCGCTGAAATCGAACGTGAACTCCGTCTGTTCCGGCTTCACGCCGTAGTCGATGGTCAGGTCGAGGTTGTTTTCCTTGATGGTCATCTTGCCAGTCGCCAGAACCTCGTTCTTCGCAACCTTGGTTCGCGTAACAACTTGGTCGGCAAGCATGATGCCGTCACGGATAACGTAGTCGTACATGGCGTCATTCTGCACGCCGGAACGCAGCAGCGCACGCATACGCTCGGACTGGTTAATCTTTACTTTAATCAGTCCCTTCTCGATGCTGTGCGTATCGACGGGGATGCGGGTGGCAATGTTCGTCCGGCTGTCGAAGCTGTGGAAGTCAGCCATCACGGGAAGCTGGTACTGGTTGGCAATCTCCTGCCACTTAGCCACGAGATTTTCACTGTATTCATCGGGAAACAGCGCGTCAACCGGATCGTTCGGACGGCTGACGTTGAAGCCAACATCCAGCCACTCTTCCTTGGGGATAAGACCGAAAATGTTATTCTCAAAAGATGGAATCTGCATAGTATTCTCCTTTCGTCAGTACGGACGCACCGTCGCGGCTTCGGCGGCGACGAAGTAGAAGCCCTTTGCCGTCAGCGCGCTCTTGGCGGTGCTGTTGATTGCGACGGGGAGACGGCTCTCGTAAACCGTGCCGCGCGTCACGACGCTGCCAGGCATATCGCCGCTTGTAACGTCCACGTCCTCGTACACGATGCCGACGGCAGTGCCGTCATTCGCGGGGTAAACAGTCCCCATCTTGACGTACTTCGCGCCGTTTTCGGCAGTGGTAGCGCCAGACTGCTTAATCTGCTTGGTTTCGCGGATTGCGTCCTCCGCGTTCTCAAGAAAATAACCGGGCTGGTAAACAGTCCCGGTTGCCTTGCTGGTAAAGCTCATTTATTCGCTCCTTCCGGCGCAACTGCGCCATACATATCTTGCGCGTACTTCGCCGCCAGTCCAGTGCTGCGGCGCGTCCGCTGCCGTGCGCGGCATTGCCGCCGCTCGGCGGGGTTGTGGTAGGTGTACCCTGCTGCTGCTGCGTGGAGAAAAGGTCGCCATACTCGCCCTTGAGCGCGTCAATCAGCTTGTCGCCGTCCTTGATTGCGCCCTTGTCGTCGAGTTCGATTCCTTCCAGTCCGCGCTTTGCCATCACGAGGTCTGCAAGCTTCTCCTGCATCCCCTTGCTGGTCAGCAGCTTTCTTGCGGCGGTTGTCAGCGTCGCGGTTTTCTTTTCCGTTTCAACCTGCTGCTTGTAGGCGTCGAATGCCTCCTGAATCTTCTGCGCGTCGCCGCCGCTCTTCTTCGCGTCGGCAAGCTGCTGCTTGAGCGTGTCGCGCTCCGTTGTCAGCGCTGCAATCTGCTGCGCCTTTTCCGCGTATTTGTCACGCTCCGCCTTGATGTCGTTGATTGCGTCGCTGTGGGCTTCCACAATCGCGTCAATCGCTTCATCAGGCACATTCAGGGCTTTCAGGTTCTTTCGGGTGAGGATGTTCATGATTCAATCTCCTTTGCTTCGGGGCGCGGTGCTTTGCGCCTTTGATTGTTTGCGGGTAGGCGGTGCTTTGCCTTTCCGCTTATATGCAAACAGCGCACGGCGGTTCTTTGCCATGCGCTGATGTTGCTGTTATTAGTCCATGTTTTGTTTGATTACATCCGCCATGATGTCCACAAGGCGTTCCGCGTTTGCGGAATCTGCGAACGTGTCCGTCATGAACGGTCTGCCTGGTGTGTACCCTCCCGGCATGACGCGAAACTCGCCTTTGTCGCCCAGCTTGGGAAAGAAAACGGCGTGTCCCGCGTGCCCATCGTGTACATAATGCGCGTACTCGACGTTTGTGCCGATGGTTACTTCGTTGTTGTCGGGGTCGATGTCGGCGGTGATGCTTCTCGCCAGATTGCCAGTGTCGTAGACCTTATGCTCATAGCCTGTCACCATCTTCTCGCGCACCATGCCGACGGATTCTTGCGCAACTGCCAAAAGCCCGACAAACATTGCCTGTTCCAGCTTCTGATTGATTTCCGGCGTGTGGTCTACGAACCCGCTCATTCCTTTTCCCTCTTTCGGATGTTGCCGTCTTCGTCCACATACTCGGTGGACAGGATGACCTTCGGCATAATCATGCAGTAACAATTGATTGTTTCCGCTGCGCTGCCGTTCGGGTCGCCCGGAAAGCGGATGTTGCTGTTTGGAAAACACTCGCCTTGTTTCGCCATCTTTCCGTGCCGTGCCATGTGCGCCTCACGGCTGTTCTGGAAGCGGCAGAACCATTTGTTGTAAACCGTCACACCTTGGTCTGCTGCCTCCTGCGACGCGGCGTAACTCGCTTGACTTTGTGACCGCGTCCGCTCTGTCTGCGCCACGCGCCGCGCTTGCCACTCGCTCTGTCCTGTGATGTCGCTGATGCGGTTCATCAGTTTCTTCCTGTCCTCGCCCAGCGTGGAAGACAGCGCCAGCGCGTTTTGCAGCTTGTGGCGAATTTCGGTGTTCTGCCCCAGATTCTTGTACGCCAGCTTCGTGAATGCTGTTTCGTTCGCGGCGAAAATCGCTTTGATTTCGCGCTTGTTGGGCTGTGCGAATGACACCTTAACACCCGCGCGGTCTGCTTGTGCCTCGATGACGGTTTGCGCCTCGCCTAAGCTGTCGGCGTACACGTCGCCCATCGTGTTCCGGATGTCGTCGGTTGCTTTGCTGCCTGCCTTGCAGATTTCTTCCATGATGACTTCTTCCACGCGATATTGGCGGATGAGTTCGCGGACAAAACCCGCTTTCCATTGCTCCACCTTTTCCGGCGTGTCGTAGTACGCGGGCGGCTTTATCTTGCCTTCGTCCACTTGTTGCTTTTTGCGCAAGAAGTCTTTCAGGCGCTCCGTGGCGATGTCAAGCGCCTCTTGGTACATCGCCTTTATGCGCATTTTCAGCGCGGCTTCGCGCAAATCGTTGCGCTCCACGTCCGTCACGGCTTGCCCGTCTCCCCAGCATCAAAAAATGCAATCAGGATGCGCAAGATAAGTCGAACCGCCACCAGCCACCAGCCGATGCACAAAAGCCAGCCAGGGACGACGACGTTATTCGCCGTCAGCACTTGAAGAATCACCATCAGATATAGCATCTTCTTCCTCCTCGTCTGTCTTCTGCATTGCCTGTTGCGCCATGCGGATGCCCAAAAGCGATTCTTCCTCCCCGCGCTTCATGATTTCGTCGATTTCCTCCGGCAGAATCATCGGGTTGAGTTTCAGGCGCGTTTCCTTGTCCAAATCGCCCTGCGCTGTGTAGATGTTCTGGATGATTTCGCTTTCGTTTGCAATCGTCTGACGCTTGAAGCGGATTGTCTCCGTCTCGATGCCCAGAATCCGCAGTAACTTCTGCACGAAATCAAAGCACTGCCATTCGTAGGCGTTCGCCTTCAGGTCCAGATTCGCCATGCTTGCCCGGATTGCAACGTTTGTCAAGCTGCCGCCCGTCAGCTCCGACACATCCAGCGCCATATAATCGCGGTATAGCTGCCGCTCCAGCAGTTCCAGCGCGGTTTGACGCGCTGCATACGGCACTTCAAACGTCTCCGGCGTTACCGTGCTGGATGACGTGCCGTCCGAAATGTTTGCGATTGCTTTCAGTCGGTGAATCTGTTCCAGCATCAGCGCAACCTCGTCGAAGTTGCCCCCGAAGTTGTTCAGCACCCAGTAAACGTCGTTCGCTTTCTCCAAATTGTTTCCGAAGTCTGAAAGAACGATGTCGTACAGGTCGATTTTGGAACGGATTGCAAGCGTCAGCTCCGTCTGCTTCTTGTCGTTCGCGTACAGCGGCACAATCGGCAGTGCGCTGTAATTCTCCTCGGACACAAGGCGCTCGCCTGTGATGTCCCTCGCGTATGTGCGCTTGTAGGCGCGTTTCTCCTGCGCAACCTCCAAATCAGAGGCATTCTCGCGCGTTTTGTAAACCGTCACGCCGTCCGGCTCAAATACACGCGCCATCAGCGGCTTGTCGTCGCCAATCTGCCAGAACTGCACGCCGACCATCGGTTCGCCCGTCAGTTCGTCCAGCAGCGCCACAAATCCGCTGTTTTTGTCCGTGTACGCACGCAGAATCTCAACGTGGTCGAGATTCCAGTATCCCCAACAGACCCCATGCACAAGCGCATACAGCCCGATTTTCGCAAGCGTCGTGTCAAAACCGACGCCCAGCTTCTCTTTTGTCGCGTCGTCTTCCAGCTCCACGCCATTGCCAAGCAGATAATTAGCCTGCTGCATGGTAAAGCGGCGGAAAAAGTCGCTATAAATGCGCTGTCCGGGTACTGCTTCCGTCGCCGTCCCCTTCTTTTTGACTGTTTTCCCGTCGGCGGTTTTTTGCTCTGATTCTGATGTGGTAGCTCGCAGCACGACTTTCGCGGAAACGGTATCGTTCTGCGCCTCGTAGTATCGTTGCGCGATTCCCGCCTTGTTAAAGTCCTCGCTGTGCTTGTATGCACCAATAACCGCCAGCGTCGCCTTTGCTTTGTCCGGCTCGTTCTGCCAGTCCTGCCATGTGATTTTTGTAAACACCTGTATCACCCCCCAACATACAAACTCGCGCCGCTCCTGTCGAGAATCCGGCAGCAGCACGCGGCACTGTCCGGCGCGTCATCGTGCTCCGCGTCCTCGGTGTAGTCCATAATCTGCGCGATATATTCCCTGTCTGTGCCTTCCAAAAACACGATATTCCCCCACCACTTTTTGAGGTATGTGCTGATTTTTAGGTACTTGTTCATTTTCTCCGGGTATGCGCGTACCGCCATATTGCGGCGGCGCAATTCCCGCGCCAAATATCCCTTGTCGCCGTTTGTTTCACAGTAAATCGGGGCGCACATTAGGCGCTCCGTCTCCGATTGCAGTGCGTCCATCAGCGTGTCAACGTGCTTGCGCCACAAACGCCCGTACAAGTACAGCGTGTCGCCGTCCCGCTTGGCACACGTCAGCGCGGTGTAGTCCTCGCCGCCGTATGCAGCATCAACGTGCGCGATGCCGTCCCGCAGCTTTTCCGCTTCCGGCGTAAACGTCGGCGGCGTATCAAACAGCGCATTTTCGGCGGCAATGTGGCGCAGCTCATAGTTCGCGGCAAATAGCGACGGGGACATTGATTTCCGCAGCTCTTCCAGCTTCTCCGGCGCAATCAACCCGGTGGAATAGCAGTCGTGCTTTTCCGGCGGCGCAACCAGCGTGAACGCGTCCTCGATATGCCAGGGTGTGCCGATGAAAACAATGCGCCCGTCGCGGGTGACGATGTTTCGCAGCTCCTGTATAACGCCCTTGGTGCGCTCTCGCTCTGCGCGGCTGATGCGGTCGTTAAGATTTACCACGTCGTCGCAAACAATCAAATCCGCGTGTTTGCCAGTCATGGACGAACCGCAGCCGATGCCGATTAGCTGGTCAGCGCCACGCGGCGAATCGTACACGCTCACCGTCATACAGTTTCCGCCCGATTTCAGCAGCGTCACGTCCTGCTGCATGAGGATTTGCGCCATGTAGCAAAAAGCCTCGTTGGCGAATACCTTTTTCGCTTGCGCGATGCTCTCCACAACGTCGCTATCGGTTTTCCGCATGAAAATCGCGTTTTTGCCGTGGTTGAGAACGCACCACATTGCCAGCGCCACGGAAAGGCAGGAAGACTTGTAGGACAGGCGGTGTGCTTGAAGCGTGTAATCGTCCGCTCCGAAGATGATGTGCTGCATCCAGCGTCCGTGAAGGTCGTCCGTTAAATCACGGAATCCGCACATTCTGCCTACGGCGGCGGGATGGTATCGCCAAATGTTCCACACTTCATCCCGCGTCAGCGTCGTCATTTTACCTCTCCCCGCGTCTCTTTCAGCAGCTTGTCAATGTCGGCTTTCGCGTCCTCGGACAACTGCGGCGTTTTGACGGTCACGGTGTCGCCGGGGTCTTCCCCGATAATCCGCATGATATACTGAAAAGCGGGTAAATTCCCGTCTGCTGCCATTTTGACGGTGCGTTTCACAAGTGCTTCTCGCAACGTCCCGCCATTTTGCAACGGCTCGTCAAGCAGATTGAGCATCAGCTCCTTGACGGTAAAATTTGCTTTGCGCGCCTGCGTTGCTTTTTCGTGCGCTTTCCTCGCGTCACTCGTCGCCCCGTCCTTCCCGCTCCCGAACCTTTTCCCCTTTTGCAGGTTTGCAAGGCTATTAGGATGAGTTCCTCTCGGCATTCATGTCACCTCTTGGGCTGCCTGCGGATTTCGCCTGTCTGCCGGTTGATGGTGTATGCTACTCGGCGCTGGTATGCGCCAGATGATTTCTTCGCCAAAGCCGAACCGTTCCTTAGCTTTCGCACTGAACCGCTTGCCATGCTTTATTCCCCCTTGCGATTTTTGGTTTCGTGTAGTCGATTGTTTTATACTTGTCGATTAGGCTGTCGAACGCTTCCTTGTAGAAGTTGAACAGCTCCGCGTTCTCCTCGAAGTCGAACTGCTCCAGACACGATGCGCTTCGCAAATTCGCGCTCCCCGTCAGCACATAGTGATTTCCCCTGTGCGTTTCCATCAGCAGGATTTTCATGTGCGTATTTGTAAACGCGACTTGCAGCTTGTTGTCGATGTCCAGCTCTTCGTACAGATACGGAATCAAATCCGTTTTGTAGTGGCTATAAAAGTAGCCGGACAGCATCAGATTGATTTTCTCCACGTTGCGGAAAAGCAGCAGATTTTTGAAGCTGTCCACGTTGTTTTCCGACAGCGACAACGTGGAACAGTAGATTGTTTTGAGGTCGATGCCGCGATACATCACAAGTGCTTCCGGCAAGTCGCCAAAAATGAAATTGCCCGGAACGATGCATGTAGTCCGTGCGTTGCGTTCCAGACATTTTTGCGGCAAGGTCGCGTGCGTATTGAAAATCTGCCTTGTTGTAGATTGCCGACTTTGCCATCTTGGGCTTTATGATGCGCGTCTGCTCTTCCTCGTCTACGATGGAGAAGTCAGCGACAGAGAAGTCTATGTCGTCGTCAAGCTCGATTGTGTCGGGGAAGTTGATTTCCGGGATGTCGAGGCTGACGTCAGTCTCTTTTTTCATGGGCGGATACCTTCTTCGCGACAAAATATTTTTGTTCCGTTGGCTGCAATATCATTGACTTCTTGCGTTTTTTTGATAAACTTATAAGCGAAAGGAGTGCATATGCATGAAGATAATTCAGCTAACTGTTACCGCGCCATTCAGATATTTGTGGCTGAAGCACGTTGAAGGTGTTAACTTGTCGCAGCACTGTGCCAGATGTCTGCTTGGCTCTTACAATCCGCACATCAAAGGCGGTGTTACCGAAGTGCACGATTTGGAACTTGGGCATGGTGTTTATTATTTATGCGGCGTGTCCAGCAGTTTTGTCTACCAGCAAAACTATCATCTTGCATTTGAAGATTGCCCCGGAAACACTGTTGTTGACGAAAACAATGGCATTCATATTGTAATTAAAGATGCCCGGAAGCTATCATTCGGAACGGATGATATAAATATGTTCGACCCGCACTCGCGCGTTAAAGCATTTTGCACATGCCGCAATTGGCAGTTCGCGCATCATTTTGCAAGATGCCGGCGCGATGGCAAGCCTCTATAATATCATCCTGCCTTCCATAACTTCTGCCGTTAGGCAATGGCAGGTCAAATTCGAAATTTAATGCAGCTGTCGCTTCATCTATCGACGGTTGCATTATTTTGTTGATACTGGCTTGATAGCTATCGCCGTGTTTCCCCCATGTTATTTTTTCGATTTCAAATCCACTACGCAACGCAAGATTCCGAACTTGCTCTTTAGTTTGGTAATGCTGGTAGTACCAATTCCCTGCTCTATATGTCGCGGTGAATCCGTCATCATCCATAAACTCACTGTAACGCTTGTTTAACGATATAGAACGCATTGCGCGCATTTTGTCATCAGCTCTATCTCGTGGTCTGCCGCTGATGAAGCACTTGCCGTTGCAGAACAAGTTCAAACACGTCATCACACTTTTTTCCGCTTTCAAACTGTCAACACTGTTGAGAACGCTGTCGCACACTACAACATCGAATGGACCATTGTCCGCAATCTCCTTGCACAATTTGTCAATCATTGCGTTTCCTGCCGTCACATCAATGCTCTTGCTGTTGTTGTTGTAGAACTCAATGCCTACAGCCCTTCTATGCTTTGATAACTGTGTAATATACGCCCCTTTCCCGCATCCAAAATCAAGCACAGATAGGTTTGGCTTATCTCGCAAATAAGGAAGTACCATCGTTTCGTAAAGCATACTGTGGTACGCTTTCTTGCCTTTTTCCGCTTGCGGGCTTCTGTACAGTTGCGCTAATCCTTGAACATATGTGTTTTTGGTCAAGCTTTCATACGAATATACGCCATATTCTCGGTTGAGGTATTTTCGTGCGTCTTTTTGATGCAATCCGTATGCCATCACTGGTTTGCTTAATAGTGTGCATGCTTTCACGTAGTCGCCGCCACAAATGACTTCCTGACCATCTACGACGCAGCTAAATACGTTCCCATATTTCATAATCATCATGCACAGTTGTTTTACGCTTTCCGCATTATATGAAATTGGTGTGAACTCTTTGCATGGTTTTTCGGTGAATCCGAAAAAAGTTTCTCCAGCGTACTTCGCGTTGCTTGGATTTGTTGCGTTTGCATTGTGCAGCTGATTAAACCGTATCTCATCGCCTATATCAATGTCGTCCACAAACTGCACCGGGACAGATTTTAATCCAAGCTGTCGGGCGGCATTTGTTCGCTGATGTCCGGCTATGATTGTGTTATTTTTTTTGTTTACAATTACAGGCATAACAAATCCAAGTTGTCTTATGCTTTCCTGGAGTGTTGCTTTCTGTTCCTCACTTATCTTGCGCGGGTTATACGTTGCGGGTTTTAGGCTGCCAACATCAAGCATTACAATCATGCAATAAACTCCCTACAAAACCAAAACTTACGCCATTTTCATTTACATAATGTTCCAGCTTCGTTATTATCCCATCATATTCTTCTTCGGTCAGTGCTATTGTCTGTTTATCAATTGTCATTTTGTGTTCAATGCGCTTGTCATCGCTTTTTATGTTGTCGATTTCTTCGACATCTCGCGCTTCTTCAAGTGAACCGAAACCGAACTCGCTCATGTCAATATCAACGATTTCAGCCAGCTCTTGGTCAAGCGCCGTAAAGTCCCAGCCGCTGTCCATGTTGGTTTTGTTGTGCGCCAGAGTGTACGCCTTGCGCTCTTCTTTTGTTAAGTGGTCAAGGCGGATGCACGGCACTGTCGGGATGCCGAGCTGCTTGCACGCTTCCAGTCGCCCATGACCCTCGACAATCAGGTTTTCCTTGCCCCAGATGCCGATGGGGTCGTCCATGCCGAACCGCTTGATGCTTGCCTTGATTTCGTCGATTTGCTCCTGCGGATGCCGCTTTGCGTTTCTCGCGTAGGGTTTTACGCGGTCAACCGGCAGCATACAATCCGTTTCGACGATTTTGATGCCGTTCCATTCAAGCAATGGTTTTCCCTCCTCTTCGTCCGTCACGTCCCCACCAACGCAACAAAGCGCATCGCGCATAAATCCCGCCGCTGAAGAGGCAAGAGCAGCACTTCCATAGTCGCCTCTTCCAACAAAAAAGACGCTTGCATCACTGCTTGCGTCTCTCTTGCTGCTTTTTACATTTTATATTATATCACGCTTTTAGCTCTCATTGCTCTCATCTTTTACCGTTGCAAGGAAGTTCTTTGCCGCCCAGCGCCCATTTGCGTTGAGCATCCGCTGCCACGCGCTGTTCTTCGGCGACCAGCGAAAGCCGTTTGCCTTTAGCGCGTTTCGCGTCTCCTCGTCGGGCTTATCCGGGAAAATCAGGCGAATGCGCATGTCGTCCGTATCCTCCACCACGCGGATTCCCTTGATTACCTTTTCGCCGCCCCCTTCCTCCTTCACGGCGGTGATACTTGCAATTCGTGCCTTGATTCTCCGTATCTCTGCGATACAGTTTTGCAGCGTGTAAGCACTAAACGGTTGCCCGCTGTGTTTGTATTCGTGCATTTTTTCTTCTGTTATCTCGTCAAAGAGATAAAACCCGTCAAGCGTTCCGTTGTTTTTGTAGTAGGCGTTCGCCTTTTTCATCGTCTGATAACATTCCTCCATGTTTTCCAGTTTGTTTTTGAGCTTTTCCAGCGCGTTTGCGTCTCCTGCCTTGATTCCGCCCGTTCCGACGCTCTGTATGCGGCTAATCAATCCGCTGATTTCTTCGTACTTTTCCGCGTTTCTTTTATATGCAGCAATCTGCTTTTCCTTCTTCGCTCGATTGATGCCAGCCGGACCGGCAATCATGACAGAAGGACACATCGTACCAATGGCGTTCTCGCGGTTTATCCACTCCGCCAACTTCCGGCAGTATCGATTGAGTATCATGTCGATTGTCTCCGCGCATTCCGGGTGCTTCTGCTTCTGCTCCTCTGCGATTTCCTGCGCCCTGTCGCACATTGTGCGATACTCGTTCGTCGTGCTGTTTTCTTCGTAGTCGTCAAGTGACATCATCAGCTTTGATGCCTTCGCGGTTTCCTCGTTGATTTCGTAATACATGCCCATATTGCCTCCTGTCTCGCGTTCTAACGTCTTGCTTGTTTTTGCTCATAATCATGTCGCCTGATTGCTCCAACGGCTCACAGGCGGCATTCTGTTGCGATTAGGCTGTCTTGATTGCTTCCACCTGATTCTTGGTGAACAGGTAGGCGGTCGTGAGGAAGAACCCGCTGTTTTCCTCCTTGTCCGCTTCCACGTTCTTTTCGTCCTTCTTCCTCTTGCTCGTCTTGGGCTTCCAGATGCTCACGACCAGCGCGGCGTGTTCGCCCTTTTTAACCATGTACCCGTGATTCTTCCACTCGGCGAAGGTGTGAATCGGGAGGCGCAACCCGTTCGTGATATAGGCGGCGGCTTCCTCTTCGGAGAAGATGCCCGCGCTGATGGCGGACTTGACGATGATTTCTTCGTTTGACATGGTGCTTGCTCCTCCTTCCTGTTCACGCCAGCGTTGCAACGACTTCGGAAGGCTTGTACTCTTCGCCTTTCTTCCAGCGAACGATGCTGCGCTCGTAGTCGCCATCCATCGTTTCGTCCCCGTACTGCAACTCGTAGCAGTATTTCTTCGTTTCGTAGTACCAGTTGATAGCCAGCTTCTGCGCCATCTTCTCGGTGATGCGGACGCCCTTCTTGATGCTTGCGAACTTCATAATTCTTACCTCTTTCTGTCGGGGGCTCTTATTTTGTACCGCCCTCCTGACACTATTATTATAGCATATACTGCCGTATATGTCAAGGGGCAAATCACATTTTTTCGAGATTTTTTGCAAACTTTTTGCGCAACGAAAAAGGCGCACCCCAGCTGATGCGCCCGATGCCCTTATTGCTTTCTGTTGCTTATTATTTCACGCCCTATATATGCGTTTACGGAATCAACGATTAGCTGCGCCACCGAGAGACCACGGCGCTTTGCTTCTTCTTCCAGCGCCTCCTTGCTCCCAGCGCGAACGTCGAAGCGCACCGTCTTGATTCCTTCTTTTTCGCGATACTTCCGCATCGCTCGGACGGAAATGTCCCCTTGGTAATACTCTTTACGCATCGCCACAACCCCTTTCGGGGATATTGTAGCATAGGATGATTGATTTTGCAAGCTATCACTTCTCACGTTTCACCTCTGCGATGAACCCGATTTCGTTGCCCTCCCTTTCTGCGATTGTTACAAGTTTCCCATCCAGCTTTGCAAGACGGCTGTACACACAGCCGCCTTTTTCGAGCTTCTCGCCATTCTTTAACTTCCCGTATTCTTCCTTCGTCAGCGTCACGTTCATCTTACCCTCCTATCCGTGAATTCCTCAACTTTCTTGGGCATTTGCCAAATGATTTGCGGGGACTTAAACCAACCGTCTTGGTAAAACAAAGTGCCGTTATAGTAGCGCAGGAAATAACCCGGACGGAATGTCCACGCGTTCAGCAGGAATGCGACTTCATCATGGTACTCCGCAGGAATCCTATCGAGCATTGATAATGTATCCACGGCAATATCACACTGGAAAAGACTCTCCTTTTCCTTGATACGACATGCAATCATGTACTGCGCTTCAACAAGCGCCTCTTCGCGCGTCGTGAACACCTTTCGTTCGCAAACGGAGGAACCGCCAATCCCCATGTCCCACTGCGGAACATAACGTACAAGCCGATAAGAAGTCTTGTTTACTTCAACATCAACTCTCACCTCTGCGTCACGCTTTGGAATGAGCCAACCACGCTTCATGCACGCCATCAGGGTTTCTGATTCAGAAGCGTTCTGTTCGTGCTGTGTTTTCACAAACGTATTGAACGCATCGTACTCTTCTTGACAAAACTGCTTGCGTTTTCCGTACAACTTATCGTAGTCGCGATAGGATTCAACACCCCCTTTGGGAATCTTTTTCCACGACTCGTCCGAATGAAACGCACACGCTCGAACGCCATCGTAAAGGGTAAAGTCCCACAAAGTGTACTTTTCGCCTCGCCAATTGCCGTGCTCATCTTGATATGTAAACAGAGCGAAATGTGCAAGTGGCGTGAATGTCTGATTGACACGAGCATCTTCCATCTCATAGATAGCAGCCGGGTAAAAACCAAAGAAAGCATCCATCAAGCAAGACCTCCTTTGCGAATGAAATACAGGCAGATAAATCCATCCTAACCAGTGCTTTCATCCGCCAAATATCTGGTTTGTGAGGTTTTCCTTCCTCTTTCTGTCCGGGGTTCTTTTTTTGTACCTCCCCTTGACACTATTTATTATAACATATACCGCTGTATATGTCAAGGTGGGCAAATCACATTTTTTTCGAGATTTTTTGCAAAGAAAATCGCGCACCTTTCGATGCGCGACCGCCTCATTCCGCGCTCTGAATTTTCCGCTCCGCGTTACCAATCACGCGGAAGACGTGTTGCTCGGAATACGCCAGATTGTAGCTGATTTCCCGGACGCTCCTTCCCTCCAGATACCGCATTCTCATGCACTGCATTTCCAGCGGACTTTCCAGCGCATCAACCAGCGGCGCAAGCTCTTCGCGCATCCTGCACAACTCGTCCCAGATTGCTTTCTTGCGTTCCAGCGCCTCGACGCGATACAGCAGCCCTTCCTCCGTGCTGTTCATACTCCCGCCACCGCGCGGCGCGTCGCTGATTGTCCGCGTCAGCTTCTGCGCCCGGATTCGCGCCTGCTCCGCTCGCAAGCAAGCCATAGGATACCGCCTGATGAGATACCGCATCCGCTTTAAGTCAACCATTTTCCCCTCCCGCAACCGCCCCACGATTATTTTACCCCTTCAAACGCCTTAATGACAGCTGTATACAGCGCCGGGCGAATCTGTCCGCTCATTAGCTCCGTGTACAGCATATCTTGTACCTTCTCGATTGCCCCGTTTGCCTCCTTCTCGCCGTTTAGTCGCCTGATTGCGTCCTGCGTCGTTCTGACTTTGTAGGCATCGTGGCGGCTTTTGCATCCGCGCGAAACGTTCCCCGCAAGCCGCTTGACGTTCTTTTCCAGCTCTTTCTCCAGCCAAAAAGAGTACCGGATGTCGTCTGTGTCCAGCATCTTCTCACTCTCCGTTCATGTATCGCATAATCGCATCAATCGCTTCTTGGCAACCCTTCGCCACGACGCAACGGTATCCCTCGGCGGTAAGCATTTTCATGCGCTCTTTCTGCGATGTCGATACCGTCCCGCCCTTGCGCCGCTTCATCTCGATGAAAAGCCCGTGTTCGCGTCCATTGGAGACGGGCAGGAAGATGTCCGGCACTCCTGCACGCGTCCCTGTTCGCTTCATCCTCGCGGCGGTTGCCTTGGCGCGATAACCGCCGTTCGGGATGGCGAACATCCCTTTCAGCCACGGCTTCGTTGCGCTTTGAGTCTCCGCCCAGCGGAAAAGGGCTTCCTGCTCTTCGTCCTCCGTCGGGATTATATCGGCATAAATAGAACGCCATGTAGTCCGCACTTTGGATTTGTACATTTTACCCATGCGCCTCCTTGTACATCAATCGTAGCGTATCGCTTCATCACTGCGTTGCACACCGGACAGATTGTCAGTGCAAGTGCATTCAGCCATTCTTGCTTTTCGACCATGCTGCACCTCCTCTCTGCGCCTTCATGCACATTGCCGCAACCTGCACAGCTTCACAAGCCAGCAGTGTAGCTGCCGCTGCTGTTTTGCTCGCGCACATCGTGAATGCTTTCTCGTCGTCTCGGCGGTTCGCAAGCCAGACGTCGTTTGCCTTTCGGATGACACGCTGCATCTCTTCTTTCGCTTCTTCGACTTCTTCCCAAATCACGGAGAACGCCTCCGGCATGGAGTTGAACGTTTCTCCATGCTCTTTTTGCGCTCGGAGAAGCTCGGAGAACACAACCGTTACAATTTCATCTTGCAATTCTTTCACAACCACCATCACTCCTTATTTACAAATGCGCAAGCCACGCACACCGTAGCCGCCAGCAGACACAAAAGACCGATAACCGTCATTGTCATCCCCCCAACCACGCCGCAAGCGCATCCGCTCCGGCGTACACAAGAATCGAAATGATACAGTTGACGAGCGCCAGCAGAATGTAAATGTACCACGGGCGCGTTTCCTTCGCCAGCAGGAAGCCCGTCACTCCCAAACCAATCATCGTGCCGAAAAGCACCGCCTCGGGCAGCGTCACAGTTTTCATCAGCTTTCCTCCCTTACGTCTCAATCTGCGCCTTTGCCAACTCAATTGCCAGCAAGTATGTCTTTTCGTGCTTTGTCCCTGCGTGGACTGCCTTGACTTCTGCGGAAAAGTCGTCAATCGAGCCGCTGAAGCATCCGCAGGAAACGTATATTCCGCCATCCGTGCCGCGATAAAAGGTAGTTGTATCGTCACGGCTACCGATTGCGCCGATGGTGATGCAATCAGACGACTCCATTACACGCGCATTTCCCCTCACCCACGCATTTCCCGTCACACACGCCGCGCCCGTCACCCACGCCGAATCCGTCACACGCGCCTTTCCCGTCACACGCGCCTTTCCCGTCACCCATGCCGAACCCGTCACCCACGCCTCGTCAGCGACCCACGCCGAACCTTCCTGAGACAGATTTCTCCCCGCCTCAATCCAGCCGCCCAAGTCGCCTGCCTTCACGTCATGCAACGGAATATCAATCAGCGCACGGATGCGATGCAGAATCTTTCCGCCGATTTCTTTTGTTTCGGCCGTCAGTTCGTACTTTTTCATTTTTGCTTTTCCTCCCACGGCATTTCCTGCCGAAACTCGTTTCCCATAAGTTCTCGAAGGCTCTCTTTCATGAACACCTTCATGCCAGTAAGCTGTGCGGCTTCGACAATATTTTCAACCCATTTACGTTTTGGCGTAATCTTGCCTTTTCGATTGCCCGTTTCTGCGCCGATGATTACCCATTCGTCCGAGCCGAAAGAACCAAGCCCAACGTCCATGTCCTCGGTTAGCGGCTCAATGCTCGTAAACGTGTGAAAATGGTTATCTCCTTGGAATCTTCTGGCATTTTTGTTGTCCAGCGTGCTTCCAAACCACCAGTTTTCATGGCTTGGGAGGACGAGCGTATGCGCGTATTCTGCCGTCTGCGGATGTGTCTTCCCTCCATGCGTTTCATTCCAGCGCTTTACTCTATAGGCGCTCGCCATTTTGCACAGTCTGGTTGGATTTTTTGTCAGGAACAAATACCGATGCTGCGGCGCGGCTTCGCACGCCATGAATACTTCCGCAATCCATTCATCTGGCACCCATTCGCCGAACAGGTCTGCCATACTGCACACAAAGATGGTGCGTGGTTTTTTCCAGCGCTTCGGCTCTTCCAGCTTGTAGCGGTAGAAGGTGGGGTCGAACTCAAAGGGATACGGGGCTATTTTGTTGTTGCCGTAATTCTTGAGCGGGTAATCAAGCTCATGTAAGTCTCCATCTGCGTGTAGACGTACGCACTCATACTCGCCCCAGCGGTTTGGCAGCTCGTCCTCGTAATACACGCCGCCGAAACGCCTCGCAATCTTTCGCGCATAGCAGTATTCGCAGTTGTGCCGGCAACCAGTTACAGGATTCCATGTGCTATCTGCCCAATCTATCTTTGTTTCTCTGCTCACGACTTTTCCTCCCACGGCGTATTCGCCATTTCTTCCGGCGTCGGCTTCCGCAACCAGCAGCGCCACGTCTCGCCGTAGGTGTAATCGGCGTACCATGTGCGTCCGCCGTCGAAATACATGCGGTGACTTCCATGTTCCCAGCGCGTTACCTTCCGTGCACAGACGCACGGCTCGTCGTCTCCGTTGTTATCTTCCAGCCACACGAGCTTGTCTGCGCTGGCTACAAGCTCCGTGAATGGTAGCACCCGGTTCGGCTCGCGCTTCGTGGCGGCTTTGTAGGCTTCCGCCGCCGTATGCCGCGATGGGCTGTAAGTATCGCACGACGGAGTATCGCAGTGATACCAGTACATTTTCTCCTCGTCCGCGAACAGTCCGAACAGCACGTCCTCGTTGTCCTCTAAGCGCATTTCCCCGCCGCAATACGGGCAGCATGGGGCGTGTAGACCATCAAACATTGTCATTCCTCCCTTCGTCCCGATTCCATTTCAGCACTGCACCCCACCTTGTCAGGGCTTCCCTGCCGCAGTAGTAACATGCGGCGCACACGATTTGATACCGCCGTGGCGGGGACGGAATAATCGTGCGCCACGTTTCCAGTTTTGTCCCGCTGCATAGTGGACAGGGTTTCTGGTTAAACATTATTCGCGCCTCCTCTTAGTCCTTTTTTAAGCAAGTATACCGCATATGCGGCTTATCGAAGCCCAGATGCACGAGCCCCGTTGCGCCGTTTCTGTTTTTTCTGATTCTGCACGTCTGCCACGTCAAACCGTTCGCTTTGCAATTGTGATACATCTGCCATCTGTCGCTGTTCTCGTCCTGCGGCTCTTCCGGCTCGTGCAGGATGAGAAACACGTTCGCGTCCTGCTCAATCGCGCCGCTGTCTCGCGCTTGTGACATATCCGGCTCGCTTCTTGTCGCTTTGCCGAATCCCTTCTCGCTCTCGCGGTTAAACTGCGTCATACAGAGCAGCGGAACGCCTAAATCCATCGCCATCAGCTTTAACTCGCGGCTGATTTGCGTGACTTCCTCCGTGCGGTTTCCGCACTTCTCATCGGCTCGCATGAGTTGGATATAATCAACCACAATCAGGCTCAACCCCTGCTTGCTCGCCTTCATTTTCGCTGCCGCGTTGCGGATTTGCAAGGGCGTGACCGCTCTTTCTTCGATTGTGACTGGTAAATCTGCAAGCGCCTGATAGCAGGGCGATATTTGCGCGAAATCCTCCAATTCCATCTTGCCTGTGGATATTTTCTGCAAGTCCACGCCTGATTCGTTCGCCATGAATCGCGCTGCAATCTCCACCGGGTTCATCTCCAGCGACACGAGCAGCACACCGCCACCGTGTTCCGCAACGTACTTCGCCATGCAGATAGCCAGCGACGTTTTACCGACACCCGGACGTGCGCCGATGTAGATTAGCTGTCCTGGCTTGAAGCCGCCCAGCATCACGTCAAGGTCTGCGATTCCACAAGTTACGCCATCCTTCTTGTCGAAAGAATTCGCAAGCATGAGCGACGCTTCGTGCATCGTCACCCCGTCGTTGACAGCGGTTGACGACTGTGCCGCCGCCGCGCAATCCGCTTGCAGCGCCGCAACCGATACGCCCGGATTTCCTACATCTTGCAGGATTTTTTTTGCCAGCGCCGCAAGCTCACGGCGTTTTGCGCACTCCGCCAAAATCGCTATGTATTGTCGGGACATTACGGGCGAAATGCCCATTTGTACGCATTGCATCAGGAGGGCGGTATCTTGGAAGTCGCATTGCACTTCTGCGTCCAGCGTCACAAGGTCAACGCTTTTTCCCTGCTTCACAAGGCGCATGATTCCGCGCTGACAGGCTTGCATCTGCTTTAAACCAAAGAGTGCATCAGGCAGTGCGGCAACTTCCTGCGCCACGATTGCATCTTGCATCGCAAGCCCAATCAGGCTTTTTTCCGCGTCCTCATTGATGTATGCGTCCATCTTTAACTACTCCATTTTCTCGCTATTTCTTCCAACTTCGTCCGTACCTCTGGATACCCAACGCTATTCAGAAATACATCTCTTTGTTTGATTTTCGGCTGTTCGCGCACTTCAATTTCATCCGTACTATTGATAAACCTTATCGGGTGCTTTTCCGCCTCAATCCGCGCTTGCTCTCGTTGCGCTTCCTTTTGTTTTTCTTTCGCGCGTCCGTTTACTACGCCTTTTAGGTATCGGATATTAGACTTTCCTGCTTCCCCGGCGATTTTCACGCATTCCAGCACTTCTTCCGTGCCGTTGTCCGCCACAAGCTGGTTGAGCGTCTCCATCGTCGCCGTTGTGTCGGGGAATCCCTGCCGTTTCGCTTCGTCCAGCACCTCGTTTGTGCCTTGCTGGATTTCTGCTGCTTCTTCGTCGCTAATGAAGGATGCAGGAGCGCGCACTTCGGGCTTCTGCTCTGGTTCGGGGTTGAGCTGCGCCTGTTCAGATTCGGACTGCTGGATTTCTTCTGACTTTGTTTTCTTCGGGCGACCACGTCCGCCAGCCTTGCCACCTGCGGAACGCACCTCGTGAATCTTGCAGATTTTATCGCATTCTCGCAACAGCGCAAGGTACAAAAACGCCGCGTTTCCTTCCGGCTCGACATCCTCACCCGTCGCCACATAATCAAGAATGGCTTTAAGCGCACGTCCGGCTTCTTCGTCGGAAAGTCTCGCGATTTCCCGGCGCATGGCTACCTGCACAGGCACATACTCAAGCTCCATTTGCTACCTCCATCAGCTGCCGTTAGAACGGCAAATCCTCGTTGTATACCGGGGTGTACTGCGGCGCTGGCGGTTGAGCCGCCTCATGCGCCGTCTGCGGGGCATCCTGTTTCGCGCTGTCCAGAAACTCAACATCCTGCGCGAAAACTTCCAGCGTCGCGCGTGTGCTTCCGTCGTTGGCGGTGTATGTGCTAACGCTGACGCTGCCAATTACACACACCTTGCGTCCCTTGGCAAGGTACTTTTGGCACGTTTCCGCTTGCTTATCCCAGACAGAGACGCGGAAGAAGTCTGCTTCCGCCTTTTCACCCGGTTTCGCGCGGCGATTGACAGCAAGCGTGAAGTTGGCGACGCTCTTGCCGCTCTGCGTCGTGCGCAGCTCAACGTCGCGCGTCAGCCTCCCAATGATTGTCAGCTTGTTCATTGCTTTTCCTCCCCAGCTTGTACAGCTTCGCTATTTTTTCGTCGATTTTGACGGGCTGAATGTGGTATTTCTCGTCGAACTCCGCCTGTGCCATCGTGTGGCACTCTGTGTGATGTACACGGCAAAGCGGTTCGCACAGCAGCCCGATATGATTGATTTCCGTGCGGTCTGCGCCCATGCCGACGCGCTCCCAGTGATGCAGGTCTGACGGTCTGCGTCCGCAGACGGCGCACTGCTTGTGCATCACGCAAGCATAGATATACGCGCCGATGTCCTCCGCATACTCCACAAGCGGCTGTTTTGTCGGAATGTCATTTACCACGCAGAACTCAACAAGCCAATCAATATAGAGCCGCGCGGTTGTCATGTCCACGTCGGACAGGCTGAATGCCTTGATTGCCTCCGCTTGTAGCTTGTCAATCCGCGCTCGCAGAAACTCCGCCTTGAGCATCGTGTTGAGGTCGCTCTTGTCGCCCTGTCCGATGTATCCCGTCGCGGCGGCAATCTCGCCAATCAGCGCCCACGCCTTGCGCCGCTGCTCTGGACTGATTGTGCGGCAGTCCTGCCATAGCACCGTGACGGTATCGGATAAGTTTTCCGCATCGGGGCGGGCAGTCTGGATTGTCAGGCTGCCCGGTGTCTCGATGACTTTGCCGATTGTCGCAATCATGGCTCACTCCACGGCTCGCGTTTGGTTTCTTCTCGTGTCGGCTCTTTCTCCCAGCATCGCCACTTTGCGCCGTACGCCTCTTCTCCGACGACGAAGCTGCCAATACCAGGATTGTACGGAATCACTCGGCACGTTTTGTTTGTGCGCACGAGGAAATACGCGCAGATTGGAATATTGTAGCGCAGTTCCACCCAAACACGCGCCGTCTTTTGGTTCTGCGTAATTGCTTCGGCAAACGTCAGAACGCGGTTTCGCTGCTTAGTCGTCATCGTCACTTTCTTCCTCCCTTGGCGGAAATTCTGAATCGCACGTCGGGCAATGAAGCCGCGCTGTTCTTCTTACCATATCGAGTACAACGTATTGCATTTCATCGTCGCAGTACGGGCAGCGTGGCATAAGTTCTTCTTTAGGCATTCTTTTCCCCCTCCCACGGCGTTTCTTTCAGCGCATTTTGCGTTGGCTTAAAAGACCAGCATCGCCAACGGCTTCCGCACGCATCCGCATCCAGTTTAAAAACGCCGTCAGCGCCGAGCAACGAAAACTTAAACAATGTTTTCTCGCCATGTGCTTCCATTCCTTTGACTACGGTGTATCCTTTAATCACGTCTTTATATTCCAGCCACATTATAATTTCTTGTTCCGGGTCACCTCCAAACCCCCAGCAACATACTGTTTTTAACAAATCATCTATCGTCAGAACTTGATTATGCGGTTTGCACCGGTGCATTGCGTCATAATAGGCGTTTTTACACGCATTACCAAACGATTCCATGTCTTCCTTAATTGGCGACATGGAACGGCATTTGGGGCATCTATATGCAGCGTAGCCTCCGCCTGTGATGTATCTTTCGGAATCGCACCGCATTTCCGTTCCGCAGTATGGGCAATGTGGAAACTTTTCCCTTTCAGTCGCCACAGCTTTGCTTCTCCTTTCCTGTGACAAACTCCGCTCTCGGCAGCGTCTCAATCCATGCGCAGAACGCCCTCCATTCCGGCAGACGGTGATTTCCACGCTGCTGATAGATGGTTTTGAGCTGCCGATAGTTGGTAGTCATACGCGCCGTCAGCCGCAAGCCAACAGGCACGTTGTAGAGGACTGCAAGATACCGTTCCGGCGTGGGGGCTTCCTTGTACGCCTCAACCAGCTTCTCCACAAGCTCGATTGCCTCCCGGCGAACGTAGGGAACGCACTGCTTGTCGATGTCCATGCTCATAATGCGGTGCATTGTGGACTGGCTCGAAACGAAGTCCAAAAAGTGATACCGCTCGGCTTCCACCCACGCCTTTACGGTAAACGTGAGGTCGAACTGCACGACGATTCCCGTCAAAAACTGGTCGTGTCCGCTCCCCGTCGGGCAGTTGGCAAGTGCCATCGTCCGCTCTGTGACTTCCGCGCTGCAATTCTCCGTGTCGGTTGCCATCGGATAGCGGCTTGCCTTTACGCTCGACACAAGCCCCATGATTTCCACGTTGCTGACTACATTCATCGCCGTTCCCCTTTCTCAATTCGCTCCACCATGTCAAATGGGTCGTCGAAATCCAGCCGGATGCCCGTCTTTTCCAGCACCTCATCAATCAATTCTGCCGTTGTGAAGTACGCGCCTGGTTGAAGATACTTTTGCGTCGCCGTCAGCATCCGATAAATCCGCTGTGCGCCGAATCCAAACTCCTCTTTCATCGCAAGGCACATTCCGGCGAAAATCATCTTGATTGCGTGGCGTTCCGCGTCCTTCGCTCCGCGCTCATACTCGCGTTCGTAGCCTCCCCGCGCCCTCATGATGCTCTGCGCGGCGTGGGTCATGTCCCGCGCCGCTCTCCTGCGTTCTGCCCGATTCATCATGACGCCTCCCGGAAATTAGCTTTCACTGTGTCCATCAGCGCCTTTGCGTCCGCCATTGTCATCTCTTTCGTCGGAATGTTGCGGACGATGTTTGCTTCCACAAGCGCGGCGCGAACTCTGCCTAACTCCTGCATATCCATGCCGATGTTGCTGCATTCGCGCATGATGTAGTTTGTCGGCGTTTCCGTCTGGTTCTCTACGCTCTTGCTCTGCGGCTTCGGCTGCTCCGGCTTCTTCGGTTGCTCGTGCTTTGTCTCGTAGCTTTCACCGTCCGGGTCAGCCATTTCCTCCGTCGGGATGCAAAATACTTGGAAAAGCGCGTACTTGTAAGCAATCGCCATTGCCTTGTTGCTTGCTTTGTCGCCGCTGTCCATGCCCTCGCCCAGCGTCACCGCCTCGACAAAGCTTCCGTCGGTGGTGTAGAAGCGGAACGCGATTTTGAGGAGGCTGTAACGCAGTTCTCCGCCGTTCGTCGTTGTCTTGCTTTCTCGCGCCTGCTCCAAAACCTGCGGGACAGTGAAAATCTTGTTTCTCGTCAAGATAGGCTTCAGCGCGTTCATTACATCGTCGATGCCGCGGAACTTGAAGCCCTGCTTCTGATTGTACTTGTCCTTGGCGATTGCGGAAATGTCCGCCATCGCCGCGCTGATTGCGGCGTAAATCTGCCCGTTTTCCATGCTCGTTCCTCCTGTCAGCACTCGTACCATCTCTGATACTGTTCATTTATGTACTTCTCCCAGCGCCAATCTTCCCCCGTGCGTCTGGCTGCATCCGCAGTCGCAGCGCTCCCCGCTATCCAGATATGCCCCGCACAGACAGCAGCGTCTTGCCATTTTGCTCACCCCTTTTGCACAGCGAAAACCGGGTCGCGCGGGATAATTTTGATACCGGGTACGACTTCGCCCGTAATTTCGTCAATCGCCTGTCCGTTGTTTTCTACAAACAACCCTTTCAGCGCCGTCCATTTCAGCTTCGGCACGTTCTCCATGCAGGACGGCGCATTCTCGGCACACCACGCGATAATTTGCGCATCGTCGCGCTCGTACTCCGGCGCTTGCGCCTTGCGAACCAGAACGCCGCTCGGCAGCTTGTACTTCTCGCTGGTCTTCGTCGCCTTGTGCGGCACACTGTCGAAGTAGCGTTCCAGCAGGGCGGTGAAGTAGTCAATGCTCTGCTGATTGGACTGCGCCACGCGCTCACTCTGTGCCTTGTAGTAGTCCTTCCATTTCTGCGTGTCGGCTTCCAGCTCTGCGATGCGGCGAACCGCCCAGTCCGCCTTCTGGTCGTTGTCGATAACAAACCCCGCGCGTTCTTCCTGCTCGTTCTCCTCGATTTCGTTAATAAACTGCTCCATATCTTGACTTCCTTTCGTTTTTGTGTTAGAATGATAGTGGCTTAACCGCCACATTACCCTTTCTGTCTGCTCGTGTTCGCGCTTTGTACCCGCGGCACGGGCGCTTTTTTTATGCCCTTCTCCGGGCGATTGTGCCGTCAGGGTTCATCAGCCCGCGTGCAACAAGGTCGTTGCGCTTCTTGCGCTGGCGGATGACCTCGTTCTCCCACTCCTGCGTCGGGTAACGTTTGCGCCGCTCCAACTCCTGCTCAAAGTCGCTGACCGTGACGCGGATGGTTTCGCGCGCCTTGCCGCCGATGCAGATGTGCGGCATTTCGCGCATGAATTTCCGGGCGCTTTCCTTGCTGATGCAGAGGATTTCGGCGACGCGCTCGGTGTTGAGGTACTGCGTCATTTCGCGCCACCCCTTTTCTCGATTCTCGCCAGTGTGTCAGACAGGCAAGCAACCGCCTTCTTGATTAACTCGACATACTTGTCGCGGTTCATCATGTTGTCGATTTTGCCGTCGTCGCTCACGTCGCGCTCAATGGCTTCCTGCAATCGCAGTATGTCCTCGATTGCGTACCGATTCCGCAGAACGCTCCCCATCGTTGTTGTATCGCTAATTGGGCTGTAATGCCGTCGATAACTGTCGCTGTGTGACAGCATCCATCGATGCCACAGCATAGGGCATTTGTACAGCTCTTCAAGCTGGTCGATGACTTCCGGCGACGGCTCTGCTTCGTCTCCTTCCCAGCGGCGAATGCACGATTCCGATGTGTGGATTTCCTGCGCAACTTGCCACAAGCGCAACCCTGCTTGCTCTCTGGCGGTTCGCAGCTCATAACCGCGAAATTCCGGCATTTACTTTGCCCCCTTCTGTGTTATCATCTCAGTAGACGCAATGGTGAAAGCCGTCGCGATTACCTCCGCGATGAAATTGCCCTGTGCGTCAATCTCCCCCGCCTGATACCGTCCCGTCTCGGACAATGCGCGGCTATACGCCCGCTCAAACGTCAGCTTGGTGATGTCGTCCGGCGTGTTGATGCCCGCCATGTTGCAAACAGCGTCGTAGACGATGCGCATTGCGGCACTGTCTCCCAGATGGTTGCGAATCTGCTTGACGATTACCGCGTCGATGGGACACCACCGCAGCCCCTCGCCTTCCTCCGGCTGCATCGTTATCCCGGTTGCACGCTGGAAGTCAGTCATTCCAAAGCGCCCCCATCTTGTCGCTGATTTCTTCAAGCAGCTTATTCATGATGTCGCCGTATGCAACGTAGGCATCAAATTCGCCGGGGAAAACCTTCTGAAATGCTCCGTAGTCCTTCACCTTCCCGCTCCGAACGTCCATCCAGATAATCTTCCAAATGCGGTCGGCGGTGCGCTTGCTGTCGCAAGCGTTGTCGAGTGCGCGGATGATGCGCGGCGCGTTGAGCCGAAGCGTGGTTTCCATCATGTGCTGCTCAAAGAGTTCCTTTCGGGCTTCCGCGTCCGGCACGATTTTCTCAAGATTCAGGATTTTCATTTTCTTTTCCCTCCCTTAGACGGCATCCGCCATCTTGTCCAACTCATACTTAACCGCCAACAGCAGGTCTTCCATCACGGCTTCATATACGCTATATGCCTCGCTGATGTAGTCCCAGCTTCCCAGCTTCGCGAACTCGTCGCGCGTCATGGTTTTCAGCTTCTTCGCGCTCTGGCGGATGGCGAAAATCGCCATGTTCGCGTCACCGCGCGATACGCAACCGTCCAGGCACTGACTCTGGATGTCCTTGCCGTACTCGTCCAGCAGACGGTTCGCGATTTGCACCTTGATAACTTCATTGCTCATTGTGATACCCCTCCATTTCATGCTCAACCGCCAACAGCAGGGCTTCCATCACGGCTTCATACGCGCTGTATGCTTTGTTGATATCGTCCCAGCCCCCCAGCCTCGCGAACTCGTCGCGCGTCATGGCTTTCAGCTTCTTCGCGCTCTGGCGGATGGCGAAAATCGTCATGTTCGCGTCCCCGCGCGATACGCAACCGCGCTGGTTTGCAATTTGCAACTTGATAGAATCCTTTTCCATTGTGATACCCCTTTCTATCTTTGCGCTTTTTGCGCTATCAGTCGATAAGTGTCCACCAGTCCACGCCCAAAGTCGGCGCAATGCTTTTTGCAACTTTCGGCGTGACGTTGCGTTCACCATTCGCAATCCGCGAAAGCATTGATTCAGAAATGCCCGTGATTCGCGCAATGTCCGCCATCTTCAACCCCCTGCTTTCCGCAAGGTTTCTAATGTTTACCAACGTTTCTCCTTTCCTTGACTTGCCCAGCGGTCAAGTTTTTCGTCAAAAAAATTCGACTTTTCTTCTTCTTTGGGCGGGTGTGTTTGCTTTTGCACTCGCCCTTGTGTTAGACTACTTGTGCAGGATTCTGTTCTCGCGTCGTCCCTCGCGTTCTACGCTGATGTAGGTTGCCACCTCGTTAATCAGCCATAGCGCGGCGATGATTGCGACGCTCAGTCCCAAAAAGACGAATCCTGCCGGGTCTGCGTGTGGCATCTCCGTGTCACTCCTCTCTCAGTAGTACTCGATGGGAAGTGTGAAATACGTCCTCCAGCGCTACCAACACAGGATAGGACGGGTCACGCTTCCCAGTCTCGATTAGGCTGTAAGCCTGTACCGTGATTCCGAGTTGCTTTGCAACATCGGTTTGCGACCAGCCTTGCAAGGCTCTGACCCGCTTTAATGCGGCTCTCATTGTTACTCCCTTCTCATCAACTCTCGGCAAGTGTTTTACGCTTGCTTGTTTACATTATACATCAACTTTGCGTTGATGTCAAGAGGTTTTCAATGTTTTCGCGAGAAAAATTTGCTTCCCGCCTTTTGGCGTTGCGCAAGCAAGCAGGGCTTTCCGTTGCGGCGCTTGGTGATGCGCTTGGTATCTCCGGCGCGTCCGTGACGCAGTTGGAGAAGTGCCAGCGTTCGCCCAGCGTTGAGGTATTCGGAAAAATCGCTGACATCTTCGGCGTTTCCTACGATTATCTTTCCGGCAGTGACGGTGCGCCGTCTCCCAAAGAAACAGACACGCTCTACTTGGAGATTTCCGCGCTTGCTCCGTCAGACCGGGAAGAAGTCATGCGGTACGCTCGATACGTTCGGGCGAACCCGCGCAAGTGAGGTGATACACCGTGCCGTTCCCGGAAATTCTGCTTGCTCTGCGGCTCTCGAACGGGCTAACCCAGCAGCAGCTTGCAGAACGCGCCAATGTCGCGGAGATAACAATCCAGAACTATGAATCTGGAAGAAGCAACCCCGTTCCGACGCGTCTTCTCGCAATCGCGGATGTCCTCGGTGTTTCGCTCGATACGCTCGTTGGGCGTGATGAGAACGCGTTCTCGCCGCCCGACTTCGACCCGCTGATAGAACAGGTGAAGTCTCTTTCCGCGCTCCAGCGTGCGGATGTGATGAAGTACATCGAGTTCATCAAATCGCGCTCCTGATGCGCGTTTGCGCTGGGCAACACTCTACAAGGACAAAAACGGCGTTCTGAGCGCTTCCAGCCCATCAGGTGAGGAAATACCAGTCCGGACTTGCAAGCGCTCCTGCGGGCGTTTTTGTGCGAATTAGACGTTGCTTTCGCGCAAAGCCCTTTTCGCTTCCGCCTATGTCGCCCAGACTACTTCTCGCTCCCATCAATGGCGTGCTGGATGATGTGAATCATCTGCTGGTTGACGCTTCGGTTCTCGCGCTCTGCAAGGACTTGCAGCTTGCGATGAAGCCCCGCGCCCATTCGCAGTGTGACTTTCCGGCTATCTGCCGTCATTGTGCCGTCACCTCTCTTTTATTATATAGTGCCGTCACCTTGCTGTCAAGGTGCTGCCGAAATTTTTTTGAAGGTGGTGATTCCCTTGCCGTCCGACCTCCCGAAGTTTACGCTCCGCACCGACAAGCAGACGCTTGACAAGTTCCGCGTGGTTGCGCAAAAGGACCTGCGAACCGTCAACCGCGAATTGGAGATGCTAATGCGTCAGCATATCGCGGACTATGAGGACAAGCACGGCGAAATCGTCCTCCCTCAAAATCAGGAATGATTGCTATGCGGTCATATCCTATGCAGGAATGGAGGTGAGTATGCCTTGCTTGAGTCGGAATATCGTCTCTGCCGCGGCTTTCAGCGCGGCAAACAGCTTTCGGCGGAACAGCTTGCGCGGTTGCGTTCATCTGGCTTCTTGGAGCAACCGCTATGCCCCGCAGACATTGAAGCACGTCCACCGGACTATGTACCGCAGTTAAACCGTCACGCTCTGGAAGAGATGGAACGGTATCGGTCAGGTCGCTTTCGCTTATTGCTCGAAACTTTTGATTCGCTTCTGCATTTCTTTGATTCGAGGTTCTAACTGCCGCTTGCTCTGATACACGTTCACACCTCCAAGGTTACGAAAGGAGTTTCACGATGAAGAAGTTTGTTTCCGTTCTGCTTGTTCTCTGCTGCCTGATGGCTTCCTGTGTCCCCGCGCTGGCGCTGACCGATGACGAAGCTTTCGTCATTCGCTTTCTGCAAATGTCTCCGTTCGGCGACCATTCGGATGACGGCTATTACTATTCGCTTTCCGCTGATACGGCGGAAAAGTGCATAGAGGTTAAATGCTACCACCCGGTGTTCTCGACGCTCAAGACGTGCGACGTTGAGGAGTACGCTTCAATGGTTGATTCCTACACGCGCATTTTTGAAACTGCTGCTGAGACTGTGAGCCATTGGGCAAGTGGCTATTATCTCAAGCTGAGCTTCTGCACAAAGAGCGACTTTACCGGCGACGTATACTGTGAGTTCAGCAACAAGAGCGGCGAAACCGTCCATGAGGATTTTGACGTTCCGATTGACGCTGATTCTAACGTTTACGTCTCTTGGGGCGCGGATGCCGATTTCCTCGCAAAAGTCGTCGAAGTGTACGGAAAGAAGGACGGCTACGTCGGCTATTATTACAGCAAGAAGGATAAGGCTTACATGGTGAAGATGAACGGCGCGTATGTTGCCGATATGTTCGCCGGTTACAAGGGCAAAGCAGCGAAGGTAACTTTGACGCAAGATTACCTCGACGACTTCTCCCAACTTGCCGACTTCGACACATTGAACTACTCGCTCGTTTTCCTCGATGACGATGGCAATCTGTTTTTCTACGCCTCCTGTCAGCCCGGACAAGATATGACTTGCTTGTATCTTAGCAAGTGATACCCGTTAGCAAAACAGCGCCCTGATGTCTTCCACCCCCAGCGCATCGGCAATGCGAATTGCTGTCGTAACGTTGGGGGTTCGCTGTCCACCCTCGTAGCGCTGAAACGCAAGCGTCGAAATGCCAACCTCTTTCGCAACGGCTTCCTGCGTCTTTCCGCAGAGCTTCCGTGCTTCAACCATCCGAACGTTTCTCAACCTTCGCCCCTCTTTCTGCATAACCGTTCGGTAGTCTTATTATAGCACTACCAAACGGTTATGTCAAGCGTTTTTTTGGAGGTGCTTCATGGATTTTCCCGGACGATTAAAGCATCTGCGCCATGAGCGCGGGTTGACGCAGAAACAAGTCTATTCCGCCGTTGGAATGTCAGCCTTGGGCTACCAGCGTTATGAGTACGGCGAACGCTCGCCGTCTTTTGATTGCCTGATAGCCCTCGCCGACTTCTACGGCGTGTCCCTCGACTATCTTGTCGGGCGCTCCGACGACCCCACGTTCACGCCGTCCGCCGGAACTATCCCTTGCTCCGCCAGCAAGGACTGAATCACCTTTCGCGCTGTCAGCGTCCACATGGCAAACAGCCGCACCGTTCCTTTCTCCGTTTTGACGGGCTTGTAAGTCACCATGTCGGCAAAGTTCCCGGCGACCACCCAAGTACCATCAGAGCGCTGTATCTGGATACCAGCGCGGAAAAGTGCCTGATTGAATTCGCGCGTCGTCATGCCGTACTGCATCGCCAGCTTTGCCGTGCTGATGGGCTGCGTGTCCGTGATGTTGACGGTCGGCACGTCCACCTTCTCGCTGTAAACCTCCGGGACGCCTCTCGGACTGTGCATCCGAGGGCTTCGGCAAGGCGTTCCATCGCGTCAACCGTTGGACTTCCCTGTCCGTTGGCGTATCGGTAAATAGTCGGCTTCGAGATACCCGACTTTTCGGACAGCGCGGCGACGCTGATTCCCTGCACCCCGGCGACGTGGAGAAAGTGCCGCAGCTTTTCAGCCATCGACCTCACCCCCGAAAAGGGCTTCGACCGTCGTGCCAAGCGCACGGGCAAGGCGGATAGCGATATGCAGTGACGGGGAATATACACCCCTCTCATACTGTGATACAAGTCCCGGCTGACATCCGATTTTGCACGCAAGCTGCATCTGCGTAAAGCCCTTCTTTGCGCGGAACTCCCGCAAGCGATTCTGCATCCGCATCCCTCCAAATTCCTCCAATCAATGCTTATTATCAATGCTAATAATAGCATACTCAATTTTATATGTCAAGGTAATGCGCAAAAAAAATTTTTGAGGTGTTTTTATGCTTGGAGATAGGCTCAAGGAAGCGAGAAAGGGAAAAAAAAAGACGCAAGCCGAAATGGCAAGCATCGTTGGAGTGTCGCAAGCGACGTATTCTTGTTATGAGCGTGGAACCATCACGCCGGAGATTACCAGCGTCGTGAAGTTCGCTGAAGTGCTCGGCGTGACCACCGACTACCTGTGCGGACTGTCCGACAACCCGCATGGAACGTCTGACCGCCCTATCCTCGACGCAACCTGCGAGGCGATTATCGCCAAGCTGATGGGTGCGCCGGATGACGTTGTGCGCGAGGCGATGGACTACGTTGAGTACCTAACCGCGAAAGCAGAACGTCGGATGCGGCAGGAGCGCAAGGAACATAGCTTAAAGCGCATGGCGGACAAGGGGGATGCTGAAAAGGGCGAACCGTGATGCCCACGGCGCGAATGTCGAACATGAAACCAGCAAAAAGAACCGCGCGTCCCCGAACGCCTGAGAGCGGCAAGCGCGTGAGGACAATCAGGAGAATCAGCAGAGGAGCAGAGCGGAGAAGCAAGATGCAATGATTATATGCCAGATTGCCCCGCTTGTCAAGCCCCCCTGCTGATTTTTTTGTTGGGCAAAAATGGCAAGACGTTTTGTTGACCCCAACAAAACGGGCAGCGAGAACCATTTGCGCGACACCACGAAAATGGTCTGCCCCGTGACTATCAATTTCGCGAAGACGCGAAGATGACCATGCTGCGGATGCCAGCAGAAAGGTGCTGGAAAAAAAAAAACCTACCGCTGCTGCCACCACCACAAGACCACCGCCGTCCCTCTCCCCTCCCGCTTCTTCCCCCCTTTCCCCTCTTCCCCCCATCCCCCCTATTACTCTATACCCCCTATTATCCCCCTACCCTACTCTGTCGAGTATGTGTTCTTGTGGTGGTAGTGGTCTTTTATTATATATTATTTATATATACATACTTGTGTTATATAGCTGCTTATATTATTATATATCCATACTTGTACTATATAGCAACTTATATTATACTGTATGATAATATATATTATTATTACACACAAGTATGTATTATAATATAACTATGTCGCGCGCGAGAGACAACAAACGCCACTTGTAAAACGCGGAGATTATTAGCACCGAATAGCACAAAAAAAATGTGCATAGCAAAAATAATTCTGCTATTTATTTTTTAGCTGTGCTATTTTTTTAATAGCAAAAATAATTCAGCTATTTTTTTAATAGCTAAGCTATTTTATTTTTAGCATAGCTATCGCATTTTGCGGATTTTTGCGTCAGCGTGGCGCAAAGCCTTGCAATCACTGTATTTCAGGCGCTTTTGCAAATTATGAAGCGCATCATTTTCTGACTTTCCCTGACCTTCATGGGCGTGGTTTGACCTTTCCTGACTTTCGCATCCGGAAAAATAGAATAGCAACTGATAGCATAGCTTTTCTTTGCTTAGCTTTGCTTTCTTTTGCTTTTGTTTGCTCTCTTTTGCTTTTGCTTTGCTTCCGTTTGCTTTCGGATTCGATGCTCTCCGCAGTTCATATTGTTTATGTATTCATAACGTTTTCTTTGCAGAAATTTTCTTTTCCAGCCACGAAAAAAATTCCGCTTGCAGGTCATCCGGCAGTTCCTTCACCTTCTCGACGAGCATTTTAACAACAAACTTTTTATCAAAAACAGGCATATTTTCCTCTCCAGTCGCGTATTTTTTACCGTCCACCGCAATACCATATGCTGATGCGCTGCGGAATATGACTAAAAATTTTCCGTGCGTTTGCAAAATGTTTTCAATTTGTTCACAATTTACGATGGCACTTTGCTGCGTTTTGCGGCACAATGAGAGAAAAGGAGTGATACACTTGCCACGCCAGACACTAAAAAAGCGCCCCGACGGGCGCTACGTTTGCAAATATAAGGGATTCTCATTCTACGGGCGAACGCAGTCCGAAGCCCTTGCAGCCCGCGAAGAGTACAAAAAGCAGGAAAAATACGGCAGGAAACCACGGGAAAAGTACACGTTCGCCGAGTACGCGGCAGAGTGGCTGCCGACGTACAAGAGCGAGGTGACGGCGAAAGTGTACGATGACTATGCGGCAAGGCTTAACAAGATTGCGTCAATCTTGCCAAAAGTTGAGATGCGACTAATTACACCGTCGGACATACAACGGCTATACAACGCTTTTGCTAATCGTGGGGATGCGACACGAAAAAAAGTAGCAATGACGGTACGAGCGGTTTTCCGCGCTGCGTTAGGTGATGGGATTGTAACAAAAAATCCATGCGAAAACATCAAGCCAGCGAAAGGCGAAGTTGGAACGCACCGCAACCTTGAAGATTGGGAAGTGCAAATAATAGAAGATACACACCAAGAAAATCCGATGGGACTTTTTGCCATGGTAATGCTCTATGCAGGGTTGCGGCGTGGTGAAGCGCTTGCACTCGACATTGACAAGGACGTTGATTTTGAAAATGGCGTAATTCACGTTCGGCACTCTCTGCGCGCCGAACATTCCTCGTGTGTTATCGTCCAGCCAAAAACAAAAGCAGGAATCCGTGATGTTCCCCTGTTCCTGCCACTGAGGAAGGCACTAACAGGCAAGCACGGTAACATTTTTACGCCAAAAGATGGCAAAAAAATGTCAATGAACGACGTGGATGTGGAATGGCGCAGATATTTGAGCTTTTTGTCATCGGTTGCGCGGAAGAAAGTTGCGATACGTCAGCACGATTGTAGACATACGTTCGCAACAATGCTATATGATGCGGACGTTGATATTAAAACTGCTGTAAAATGGATGGGACACGCAAACGAGGAAATGATAATGAGGATTTACGCACACCTCACAGCAAAGAAGGAGGAAAGCGCTGTTAAGAAAGTGGAAAATGTGCTTGCGAGACGGGCAAGTAGTCAAAATGGTAGTCAAACTTGATGTGCAAAGCACAAAAACCTTGTGCTTTCAACTGATTGCGGATTTTTTAATTCTCCTCAAAAAGGAACTGTGATTGGGTGTGTGCTTCCAGTCGCTCCATAC